CCGGTCAACGGCAGGCGGCGGGGGGGAATCGCCCACCGGATCGAGCGCGGTCGGCTTCCGCACCCTCAGCTTGCGGCGGGACCGGATCGAGAAGACGCTCACGCCCAGTTCTTCGGCGAGTTGCGCGTTCGTCAGGTCGCTGTCGAGGCGCTCCAACATGGCCGCCGTCCAGACGCGGCGGTCCCTGCCCTGGGAAGCGCTTGGTCGCTTGGCCATGGGTCACTCGCCGCGGCCGTGGGCGACGTCGGTGCTGGTGTGGTACTGGGCCGGTGTGGTACTGGCCCGGTCCCGCGGGTCCGCCACGGTCGGCACAGGGTCGGTCGGGTCGCGCCCGAGAGCACGCAGCTGCGCCGCGATCGCGGTGAACACGTCGCGCTGCTCGGGCGACGCAACCGTGTTGAGCTGCTGGTGGAGGATGTCCAACTTGTTCGCGAGCTCGTTGGTCGCGTCGTTGTAGAGGTGGCGCTCGGCCGCTACGAGGTCCATGGGTTGCTTGGTCACACCCGCAGCCTCGCGCGCGCCCGCGCTGGGGTCGACTACGCGGTCGGCGGGGTGTTCGCTTCGACCGCCGCAGCCAGCGCATCATCGTCGCTCTTGAGCGATGCGGACAGCTGGTCGAGGGCCTGGTCATCGCCAGCCCGGGCAGCGGCGATCGCGGCATCGAGCTGGGCGCTGAATCCGCGGATGAGCGCGAGCGCGGAGCCGATCACGGTGCTGTTCGCGGTAACCTGGGCGGTGAGTTCTTCGATCTTCGTTGCCATGTGATGGAGCCTTTCCAGTAGCAGGTGTGAGGTGTGGTCGAGTCGTTGGTGCGTCGCTGCCTGTCGGTCGTGAATCGTCTCGAGCTTCGCGACGATTTCGAGCAGGACGATCTCGATGCGATCGAGGCGACACGATGGACAACACGAGCAGGTCATGGCCCTTGGTAACCCGGTGACACCGTCGGGGGCGAGGGCGCTACTCGTCGCGATCGGGAACGAGCATCTGCTGGGTGTAGCCATAGCGGGTCGCCATGTCCTCGAACAGCCGCGCCGCACGATCGCCGTGCGCGAGGGCTGCATGGAACGCGGCGCGCAGCTGCACCTTGCTGAGCCCGACCGCGGCGCGCGCCATCACCAGCCCGTCACCGCACATCTTGAGCAGGCGATGCATCTCGGCCACATCCTGTGCGTCACGAAGCGATGCGGGCGGTGTGCCCGTGCGGTCCTGTCCGTGGTATCTCGTGCGTCCGGTGGGGTCGACCTTGGTGCGGGCTGCCAGCCGGGCCTGTTTATCTAGGGTGTTGTCAGGGGCCACCGTCGATAATCGACCTTTGCTGATCGCGCACGCGATGCAGTAGTAGGTCTCCGACTTGGCGCCGCAGCCCGGGCTCGCGCACAGCCCGGCGCGGCGTCTACCCGCGGTCAGCCGGCGTGCGCTCTCGGCCTGTCGCCGGTTCTGCTTGCGGCGGTGTCGCGGACAGAGCTGCACGCCGAGCGCTGGGGCGTTGCGACAGCCTGGGTACGTGCAGAGCGGCGGCTCTGCGGTCTTGCGGTCGAGGTATGTCAGCGGCTCTGGCATGTGACGAAGTGGTGTCCGCTGTTCATGCCGCCGAGGTCGCCGGCCCAATGCAAGGCGATCGTCGTGGTCGATGGATCTCCCATCGCTCCTATGGCGGGCTGCACCACGTCACCAGCCTGCCACCGACGTCTGACGATTCCAAGTAATCGCCTAGGCGATCTCGCATCTGGGTTACGGTGCAGGATGACCAACCTACCCAAGGCTCTTACTCTTTCCCTGCTGGTGGCCTGCGCCGGCCGCGCTCCCCCGGTCGCCGCGCAGCGGACCGTTGCCGCCTGCACGGCCCGTTCACTCGGCGCCATCCCCGACGACAGCATCGACGACCGCCTGGCGCTGCAGGCCGCGCTCGCAGGTGGCTGCGCTGACACCCTCGAGGCCGGCACCTACGACGTCCGGGCCCCCGCGTGGCCGCGCCCGTGGTGGTCGCTGCAGATGCCGCCCGACACGACGCTGGCCGGGATCGGAAACGCTACCGTGATCCGCTGCACGGGCGCCGATGGGGGCCACGACTGGCGGTGTATCGAGACCGGTGACCGCACGCGCGTCACCCGGCTTCGCCTCGAGGTCAGGCTGGATGCGACCCAGGAAGAGCAGACCCATGCGATCCGGATCACGGGGCCACGGACCGGCGTGCGCATCGACCACGTCACGTTCCATCACCCGGTCGTGGCCGGCTCGTCGATGGGAGACTGCATCCAGGTGGTCGGCGGGCCCGGTGCCGAGGCGGTCGACTTCACGATCGACCACAACACGTTCCTCGCGTGCGCGCGCAGCGGCGTCGCCATCCACAGCGGGGTGCGCGGGTTCCGCATCACCAACAACCACTTCATCGATGACCCGGACCAGGATATCGATGAAGAGGGCAGCGGCGGCATCGTTGACGGCGAAATCGCCTGGAACACGTTCGACCTACCGCAGTCGCTGCAGTCCTCGCTCAGCGTGTCGATCATGTCGGCCACGAACCAGCACATTCACGACAACACGTGGGCCGGTCGCGGGCTCGACCTGTACGGGTGCAACGGCTGCGAGCTCGACCACAACATCATCACGCAGACAGTGCCGACCCCCGAAGCCGTGATGGAAGTCCGCAAGACATCGCACCTCGTCTCGATTCACGACGAGGTCTACACGCGCGCGGCCAGCGCTGGAGCCGGCGCCGTGGTTGCCGTCCTGGAGCGGCTCGGGACTGCCCCCGACCACGTCACCATCCGCGACTCGGCGCTTGTGCAGCACACCGCCGGGCCCGCCATGGGCGCCGCCGGCATTATCGGCCTGACCGTCGACCGCGTCACCATGATAGGCGACAAGCCCTACACGCTGGCGATCGACCTACAGGGCACGAAGGCGATCACCACTACAGACCTGCACATCACCGACTCGACGATCATCGGACCATGGACCACGGCGGTCCGCCTCACCGGCAGCTACGCCGGTGGTGCTGGCACGCTGGATATGACGCGCGTCGTGGCGACTGGTAGCGTGCGTGGCCTGATGTGCGAGAACGTCACGCACTCGGTGAGCGCCTCTGGCTACGTGATCGGCGGCATCACCGGGCCAGTGACGTACACGGGTAACACGATGCCAACGCCGAGCTGCGGCGGGCTGATTGCCAGTCCGCTGCTGGCCAAACACTGAGCTACCGGGTCTGGCACCCCGTCAGGGTTCGCGTGCAGTTGAGCGATCCATGGGGTTCGGCATCGCCGCCGATGACATGCTTGATGTCGGGAACAGCGAGCTGGCGGATTGCTTCCTTGGCGAGGACGAGCTTGGCTGTTTTGCGCTTCATGTTGCCTGGATACCGCCGCTAGGCGACACGGCAACGTGAGAATCGCCTAGTGACGTATAAGCAGCGGAATCGCGACAGCCGCAGCAAGCGCGATTCCAGTAGCGATGTATACGAGGCGCCTCACCTCGTCCTGTGCTTTCTGGAATGAGGAGCGCAGTTCGTCGACCGCTCGGCGCGTGACATCGCGTAGATCGTCGAGCGATTTCTGATGGCCACCGCGTAGCTCGGCGATCGACTGCAACGTCGTCGCGTATCGCTGATCCGCCTCTGCCCTGGGCATGAACGTCTGGGCCTGATCGCCCAGCTGGGCGCGAAACTCGTTGTTCTTGACCTCGGTGTATTCGCGCGTAGCCCGGGCGGCGTCCTCGGCTCGTTCCATCGAATGCTTGGCATCGCGCGTGCGCGCTTCGAGGTCGATGAAGCGCTGGTCTACCATCTGCTTCAGCGTCCCCACGGTCCATTCGGATGAGTCGCTCATAGCTGGTCAACCCCGGCACCGAGCGTTACCTGCTTGCCGCCCAGCGTGAACGTCACGCCGACGTCGGCGAACACCGCCGTGTCGGCGCCCGTCGAGGTTGCGCCGTCGATCGCCAGCACCGTCACGTACGTGCGGTCGCCACCGGGCTGCACTTGGTCGAGCCGCCAGCCGCCCGTGAAGTCGCTGGTGCTGCGGAAGTCGAACACCGTCCACGCTCCGGACGTGGGTCGGACGCGAGTCGCAGTGAGCGTGTGTCCCGCCGCCGAGATCACCGCGCTACCGCCGTTAATGACCGGAATCGTTGGCGTTACCAGTTGCCAGGTCTGCGAAGAAGCCGCCGACGAGATCACGTGGTCATGGACGATGACGACGTCCGGCTGTAGCCACAGAACCTGCCGCCGTATGAGCTGCACTGCGGGCGATCCGCGGTACGCCGCGGTGGTGTCGACCGCTGCGAACACGTAGCCCGGTCCCGCGTGAAGCGCCAGCACCTTGCTCGTGGTGCCGGTGGGTTGCGCTACCGGCTGCCCACCGACGTCGATGCGCACTAGGCTGTGAGCCGCTGTCGTGCCGACCAGCGAGCCGCTCTGGCGCACGCCGCCCTTGCTGTCGACGACGCTGTCGTAGGCCAACCAACCGCCCTTGTAGAGCATGAGCGAGCCCTGGTCCTCGTGAGCGTGAGACTGCGTGAACGGTCCGGCGATGAGGTTGAGCCAGGTCGCCGAGCTCGTCAGCTTGCGCTTGCCGGCGCGGCGCGTGGCCTTGGGCGATGCCCACGACGTGCGCGCGTAGATCTCACCGATGCCTGGCGCGTACCGGACCAGCGGGAGCGTGCAGGGCCCGGGCTGGACGGTCGGCTCGTACACGAAGTCGTAGACCGACGTGAAGCTCGATCCCATCCGCGTCACCGAGCTCGCCGCGAGCAGCCCGGCCGCGCACGGAGCCAGCGGATCGCCGGGGTAGAGCGCGATCAACTCGAGCAGGTACTTGCGGTGGTAGTCGAACAGCGCCGCCGTCGAGTCGCGGCTCTGGTCGCCCGTGGGCGCGATGCGGTCTAGCGTCGGCACGATCTGGTGCAGCATCGTGGGCAAGCTCGCGCGCGTATGCGGCGTCAGGTTGGCGATGTCCTCGCCGGTCGACCACTGCCAGAGCGCGTACAGTTCCCACAGCCCACCCATGGCAACGCCGTAGCCGGTCCCCTCGCGTGAGCCTCCGCCAGCCAGGTCAGCGTTGAACGTCGGCACCAGCTGGCCGCGCACCTTGTCGCGCACCTGCTGGAGCCACGCGTCGGCCTGTGGGTTCTCGCCCGTGGTCGCGAGCCCGAGCAGCATCGTCGCGCGCAGGAAGCTGTAGTAGTAGTTGTTCGACGGGTCGTCGACGGACCAACCGGACCACGGCATCTCCTTGCCGCCCCACGTCGCCTTGAGGTGGTGCCAGACGTTCCAGACGGCCTGATTCGCGTAGGCGATCCAGCGGGCCCGCTGAGCGGCGGTCGTAAGGTAGGTGCACCAGTCGTAGACCAGCGCGACGTCGCCGATCATCTGGCCGACACCCAGGTAGCTGTCGCCCGCAACCTCGGGCTGCGCGCCCGCGGCGATCTTCCGCTCGGCATCCGCGACCTGCTTGTCGACCACGGCGATCGCCTTCGTGCAGTAGCCGGCGTTTCCGGTCAGCTGGCTGAGCAGCGCTGCGTTGTAGGCGTCAAAGCCCCACAGGTCGGCGCCGCCAACCCAGGAGACCGTCGCGGATCGCCAGCGGGCTGCGGCCGGGGTTCCAGCCGCGAGCGCCTGCTTGAGCCGAGGAGCCTGGCTCGGGAGCATGATTCGCGGGTGGCCGGTCGGGATCGGTGGTGGCGGTCCTGCGTCGATGGGCGGAATCGCGGCGTCAATCAGCGGTGGACCAGCGTCAACGCCGGTGATGGCGTCGATCGGCACCGAGGCGTCCGGCACGACGGGGCAGACGCAGGGCCCGGCATCGCGCGCGAGCGGAACTGGGGCTGGTGCTGGAATCGGCGCCGGGAGCGGAATCGGCGCCGGGAGCGGAACCGGTTGCCGTGGCGATGGGCACGCCGCCAGGCCGAGCACGTACACCGCCGCGAACACCGCCATTCCCTTGAGGGCTTTTAGCATGACGCCACGATGCGCCCGGGCGCAGTCGGGGACGAGTCGGCTATCCGGTCTCCAGTTCGCCGGGGTCTGCGATCACAGGCTCGGTGAACGCGCTGCTCGGCCACGGCATGATCTGCACCGTGCCGTCCGGGCGCACTTCCTGGATCCGGTACAGCCGCCCGCCGTCGTCGGTGTGCCGGACCAAGCGGTTAATCAACATGAGTTCGAATAGCTTCGCGAACCGCGTGAGTACAGCAGTGTCGATCATCGATGTCCCCCGCGGGGAGTCTACTTGATTGCGCTGTATGATTGCGTGTATCCGGACTGCAGATCTGGTATCGCGTGACATGCATAGCGCGAACCGGAGGCAGTGGCTGTTATTTTGCAGTATGCCTTGAGTGGGAGGCACGGTCGAGTATCGGCGTCCGCACCATGGGCGCATGGCATCGCCAGCACGATAACTCCGCCAGCCTAACCTCGGTCACGTCGACCCAGCTCCGGCTGTTGCACGGCTCGCATGTCCAGCACTGGAGATGGCGCTCCTCGGTTCCCGGTTCCGGAGACTGCTCGTCTACTCCGAAGACGATCTCGCGAAGCTGCCTGATGCGCCCGTTGTCAAGCGGACCGAGGCTGGCCCAATACGTGAGCGCCTCGTCGGCAACGCGCTCCAGCTCGCGGATGCGGGCCTCGTTGAGCCGCGCGGGCGCTGGTCCTGTATCGCGCTCAGCAAGGCACTTCAGGACAGCCCCGACTCCCTCGTCGATCAGTCCTTCGAGTATCCCTCGCTCCAGCCTGTCGATCACCTCGAGCGCAGCCGCCCTTCCCGGGTGCTGTGCGGCATCGGCGATGAAGGAGCGGACCGCGACGAGCGCGGCGATGTCAGCGTCAGAGATTGTGCGTGGCATGTCAGCGTCCTTTGCTCGGAAATATCACACGCCCCAGTTCCTTGGCACGCTCCAGCTGCCCAAGCGCGAGCTCGCGAAGCCATGTGGCCGGCTTGGGGTGGATGATGCGCTCGGCGTTCTCCTGCTTGATCAGCGCCTTGATCGCGGCCAACTCGGCGCGAGTGAACAGCGGGCGGATCATCTGGTCGCGCTTGTCAGCGCCGAGCGGCGGACGGCCGACACGGGGGCGACGAGCGGGCTTGGCCATCAGCCTTGCTCCTTGGCGACGCTTGCAGCCACGCGTCGGCAAACTGCCGTCTCGCCGCCATGCCAGACATCAAGATTGCGCTCGACCACCTCGCAGCGGTCTGATCGCAGCGGAATGTTTGCTGCGATGAAGCGCTCGGCGATCTCCGCAGATGAGCATACGGCAGTGATCTCCGGCGATGGAGTCTCGCCATGATCTAGAATGACTACGTAGACCTTCATGGGATTATCCTTTAGAACTGGAAAGCGCGAGCGACAGAGTTACCGATTCTGACGACTACAGGCGGCGTGGTTTCGGTGTTGCGGATGTAGCCGAGAACGAGACTGTTGCGAACATTTGGAACGTGCGTCTCGGCAATCGCCCATCCACGGACGGCGAGATCAAGGCGCTCGACAGCCCATTTCTCGCCAGCGAGTGCAGCGTCGCAGAGCTTGGCGAACCGGACGTAGACGCTGTTGTCGGCGTAGTCATGGGGATGGCACGAGGCCACGCACTGCGAGAGAGCGAAGGTGCGGAGGGATTCGATTGCTTTGTTGTTGTTCATGGTCCTACTCCTGTCCAATTTCAAAACGCTCTGCTCCGTCTGGATGGCAAGCGTTCCAGGTTGTCGCAAGGGTCTCGATCGCCGAGTCATCCAACCACCCATGAACGCCGGCAATCGAGCAAGCGGCGCTCCTCGGCGAGGAGAATCCGGTGCCGATGGTTCTGGTTCCGTCGTCGTCGATCTGAATCAAGCGGTAGGTCGGTCCGGTTGCCTTGCTCGTCTTGCTCGACTTGTTCATGTAATTACTCTAGCAACGAAACGTTTAGGTAGCAACTAAATTCGACCTGGTCCCGGTATTCGGGACGTCGCTTGGTCACGACCGCCAGTGCGACGGTCTGGAGAACGCCCTGGCGCTATCGAGCGCCGCGATGCGCGTGGCCACGGACCAGCCTGCCTCGGTGAGGTGAGCACGTGCGCCAATGCGCTTGACCAGACCAGCCTCGACGAGAACCGTGGTGCTCGCGCGGTTGATGCGCAGACCGTCGCGGTAGGTGTCCGCGATGCGGGTGAACAGACCGGTAAGGCGCTTCGAGCGCTGCGACGTTCGCCATCAGTTCCGTGTTCGTCATACAATTAACTTAGCAACGAAACGTTTCGATGGCAAGTAAATTATTCGGGTGCATAAACCGGCGCCCGTTCGTGCTACCGATCCCTCACTCCCCTTGCTGCTTCGGTGGCAGGATGCGCGGCCCCTCCATCGGGGCCGTTGCTGTTTCGCTGGACATCCCAAGCCGCCTTGCAGCTGGAGACTTGAGCTTCGCGAGCGCGAGGTTCTCGATCATGCGGATCCGTTCCCTGGTCAGGTTCATGAGCCGCCCCACGATCTCGAGCGTCACCCCGCCGCGGTCAGCGACGTCGAGGGCGCAGCTCTCGGTCAACTCGTCGGGCTCGAGGTCTGGCCAATTTAGCTTGATGCTGCCTGTGAGCGGGTTGATGTCGAGGTACAGGTGCTGCTTGCATGAGGTCCAAGGGCACGGCCTCGGCGAGTCCTTGCAGTCGGCTCGTGTGCGCGGGCGCTGGTCGAGCGCCGCGACATCCTCAGCGGTCACGAGCTCGGCAGCCATCACCGCGCGAGTCAGGTGCTTGGGCGACACGGTGCGAGCTCGCGGGCGCGATCGGCGCGGTCTGGTGGGGCGCGGGTTGATCATGCTGACCTTGGCATGCTGGTCCGTATACGATCGCCACCAGCAGTCCAGCGCAGCAACGTCTCGGGGCAGTGCAACCCGATCCGGTACATCGCCTCGACGTCGCCGATCGCCCACAGTTCGGCCGCGCGACGAGTGAACCCAGCAAGGTACTCGCGGATCGCGGATCGCTCGGCCCACGCCTCGAGCAGTTCGTCGGCTTCGAAATGGTGTCGCTTCGCGAGCTCGCGGATGATGTCGGCGCTCAAGGCTCCCTCGCAATCACTCGGTCCAGCAACACGTTCGCAACCATGTCTCGGTCCCACTTGCGCTGACCGGCTTTCTCTGGTGGCTCAGGCAGCAGCTTCTTGGCCTCGGATCGAAGCCGGGCCCGGAGCTTCTTCAGCTTCTCGACCTCGGCGTGAAGATCGCGTTTCTCCTTCCGCAGATGCTCGAGCGAATAGCAGAAGTTCCGCTCGTGGTTCGCGTAGTCGCGAAGCACTTGGACCGCGGATAACTGGGTTCCGCACGCGGCGCATTCCACGCGCGGCGAGTTGTCGGAAACCAGCACACCGCATGGAGATCCGCACCGGAAGCCGTGGACGTCTCCGCGCTTGACCTCGATGGACGCCACCTGCTTGATCCCGCGCTCGGCTTCGAGCTGCGTGACACGAACGCGCAGCTGTTTCAGTTCTCGGCGCCAGGCGATCTCATCACCGGCTGCCGGGCTACCCTCGTCCGGACGGGGCACGATGAACGTGTTCACAGGGCACCGCCTTGCGTGTCAGCCCACGTCACAGCTACCGCAAGGGCGCTCCACGCATGCGACGCGATCCCGTGCAGCGGCCCGCACGGCGTCTTAGCCTTGCCGCGCCCCTTGCCTCCGATCGCCGCGTCCTTGCCGCCCCAGCGCTCGATCAGTGCGGCGCGGATCAGCGAGTCCTTGCCGGTTGCGGAGTGCAGCAGGTGCATGCGCACATGATGGCGACGGACGCGCGTGCTTGAGTCGGGACCGAACGCCTCGACGAATCGGCCGACCCAGTAGCAGGTCTCGAACAGCGACTTGCCAGCCATGCCGGCTGCGCTGGGCATCTCGATGGCCAGGTGGTCACCCGGCTCCTTTGGTCGCCAGCATCGTGCAAGCAGCTCATCGTTGCTGGCGACGCCCGACTCGAGGATGTGCTCAACGCGACCGAGCTCGTCGCAGCGTGGCAGGTACACCACGAAGCCCGATTGCTCGGCGCCAGGATCGATACTGAGCAGCCTCGCCGTCATGAGTTCCTCCGCATTACGCGACTGCGTTGCTGCGTCCATTTGCGCGACGAGGTGCCCTGGGCAATGTGCCATCGCCTGCACATTGGGCATCGGTAGGTGTGCATCGCTTGTCCGAGCGCTGCGAATGCACTCCGAGCGCCCCGAGCGGCATCATCTGGACTGTAGTAGGTGGTCTTGTCGCAGTTAGTCATGGCACACGCTCCCAACTGATCTGGATGATGGAAGCAAGCGCCGCTTCGACCGCGACTCTGTCAATCTCTTCGTCGCTCGCGTCGTCCGTGACTTCAATGTCTATCGTTTGCTGGCAACGGGATAGGCCGACGGTTACCTTGATCTTCACTCGCCACGCTCCAGCCCCGCCAGCACAGCGGCGATCTCCGGGGTGATGGCGGCACGGGCGGTGTCGAGAGCCTTGATGATCCAGTCGTCCGCTGAGAACAGATCCGACGTGGACCACGCCTCCCCCGCCCGGTACACCGGCAGGATGGCGCGGAGGGCGGCGACGTAGAGCGCTGACATCTCGCTCCATGAGTCGATGGTGTCTGTCAGTTGCTCGGTCTCATGCTGGGCGCTTGCCTCTTGCTCTGCTGTCTCACCGCGGAGGGTGTCGCGCTCCGCCTCCAGCTCCGCAATCCTCCGCCTCGCCGCACTCACCCGATCATTGGCATCATCGGCTGTAGCGGCGTGGGCATCGCATGCACGCTCCAACTCAGCAATCCTCCGCTGGGCTGCGTCATAGCATCGCTGCGAGGATACGTAGTGTTGGCGCCACTCCTCGGACTTCGCGTGCTGCTTGGCCACGCTCGCGCGCAAGTCTTCGTTCGCAGCCTGTGCCGCCTCGAGTTGTTGGCGCAGGGAGTCGCGCTCGGCTCTGGCTTCGTTGCGCTCGTTGGTGCGCCAGTGCAACTCGAGACCATCCGCGTTGAGCCGCTCGACCTCCGCGCGCAGAGAGTCGCGCTCGCGTTCCGCTGATGTCGCCGCATCTTCGACCTCGAGCACGTGCTCGCCTCTGGTCGCATAGTCGACTCGTGTCTGGTCGACCTCGGCCTGAAGGTCATCGCCCTTTATGACCTCGCGTGCGACCTCGTGATGTAGCCGCTCCACTTCCGCACGCAGAACCTCGCGCTCAACTCTGGCGGTATCGCGTTCGCGTTCCAGAACCGCGCTCTCGGTGCGCAGTAGACCGTGCTCGGACTCTAGCTCCGCATATGACTCCATGCCTGCATCCACAAGCAGTCGCAGCCGCTCCACCTCTGCGCGCAGAGAGTCGCGCTCGTTCTTGAAAGCGTCACGGACAGCCAACGCATCGTTGAGCTGAATACGCCAGCGTTCCACCTCCGCATGCAGAGAGTCGCGCTCGCGCTCGAACGCGTCGCGCTTCTCGATCTCGTACCCGATCGCCGCTTGCAGGTCTGGAATCCGCTTGATCTCCACACCCGCTGCGGCGAGTTGATCCCGCAGCCGATCCACAAGAGCACCCATGCCAGCGCACCAACCAATCAGCCGCTGCGCCTCGGTGGGGTCGTAGTCGGTCATGGTGTCTCCTTGGCCAGTAGGTCGCGCACCGCGACGCGGCACGTCCTACAAAGCGCGACTGCTGTACCCCCGCCGTGGCGTGGCCTCCAGCTCGGATCAGACCACCGAAGTGACAGACAGCGGACGGTGCCGTCCTCGGTTCCGCAGGTATTGCACACCGTGAGACCTGGCCGATCGTCGATGGTGATTTGCGGTACAAGTGGGACCTCGGTGGGGTTGTAGTCGGTGGTCATGACCGTGGCCTCCATCCGAACAGCCACGCCACGCCTATCGCTGCAGCGAGCACGATGATCACCGGCCAGATGACACCGATTACGACTGCCATCCACCGAGGATCGCGCTTGCCCTCGCGTGTCTCGCTCGAGATGACGTGGGCGATCATGGCAGGAACGCCCAACAGGTAGACGGCGAGGAGCGGGGCCATGCTCATGACTGCGCCTTGCCGTTCCGCCTGGCTTCGCGAGCCGCCTCGCTCTCGGCCACGGCGATCTGCGCAGGGGTCATCGCTGCGCGCGTCGAGGCGAACGGGTCTGACGCGGCGTTGATGCGGTCCGCGTGCGCCTGCTCCGCACCAGCGAGCTCGACGCGCTCTTGTTCGAGCTCGCGTTTTGCGGCTCGCTTGCGCTCTCGCTCGGACGAGAACGGCTCATCGTCGACAGGCGGTTTCACCTCGACGGTCTTGCCGTTGTGCGCGACCGTGACCTTGCCGGTGACCGTGTCGACGGACGCTGACGCGGACGCGGCTGGCTCCCTCGGTGCAGGTGCCGGATACTGGCGAGGCAAGCCGCCGCCATCAAAGACTCGACCGAGAGCATCATCGAGCTTCCGATGAGCATCCGACCGTGAGTCCTTCGCCCGATCAGCCGCGCTGCCCGCGCCGGCCATGTCCTTCTCGCGGTCGACACGCTCGGCGCGCGGCGCCTTCGCCGTGCAGACCTTTGGCTCGCCCGCCTTGATCTTGATCACCCGCTTTTCCCCGGTCGCCCGATCGCGGTACGGGTATGCCTTCACGCCGCGCTCTTGCAGCGTCGCGAGCAGCACGAGGTGGCACAGCTTCGTGTCCTCGCTGGCGGCCAGCTTGGCATCGGTGGCATCAAGCCAAGCCTCGAGCTTGGACTCGATGTCCTCGTCCCGTGGTGGGGCAGTGCCGTCAAGGTACAGTTGTTCGGGCTTTGGCTTCGGCATGTGGTCTCCAGGTCGCTTGAAATGGGCACTGGCTTGCGTTGTATCGGGTTCATTTCTGAACCTCTGGTGGAACAGCGGGCTTGCGATCGGATCGCTCTGAGGGCAGCAGGTGAACAAGTTCGCAGTGTAGGGCGATGGCGGTTCAATATCCGTTATCTCGGACGTTCGTCTGTCGCTGGCAGGACCGCGCCCTTCTCGAGAAGCGCGCGGAACTTCGAGCGTTCGAAGTCATCCCGGTCGAGCTCATCCCGGCGGTTCCACTCGTCGAGAGCAGAATCAAGCGCCGCCTCCAGCTCGCGGATCCGCGCGATCAGCGCGAGCGTCTCTCGGCGTGACCGATTGCGCGGGTCTTGCTTGCGCGCCTTGCGCTCGAGCTCGTCGAGGTCGATCTTCGTCGTCACAGGCTCTTCCTCCTCGTTCCTGTGCCCGATGCCGCGGCACGTCTCTCGGTAATCGCCTGCACCAGGCCGGTCACGTCGGGATGGCCCCATTCCTCGAGCTGCGCGATCAGGTCACGCTCTCGAGACGAGTCGCCCGATTCCTTCAGCTGGCGGATGGCTACCGCCACGCGATCCATCTGCCCTCGTCGACGGTCAGGTGCGGTTCGCTTGTACTCGACGATGCACGAATCGCAGTACAGGATCTTCGACGGCTCGAGCGGGTCCTCCCCTCGACGACGTAGGTGTGCGTTGAACATGCAGAATCTCTCCATGGTTTCCTCGGTCACGTCGACGAGCACACGACATCGCGGGTTCTTGCAGTGCCAAGCACCGACGATTTTCGGCGGAGTCCACGCGTACGACGTCGGCCGTGAACGCGACCTATCGTGCTCGGTTGCCGCTCGGAGTTTCAGGTCAGCGATGACCTCGGGGTCGACTTCAAATTCTCGTGTCATCGGACAACCTCGAGTTTGCGATCCTGCTGTGCAGCCTCGGAGATCTCACGGGCGTACTCGGTCCTTGCCGGGTCGATGTACTTCGAGATCGTCGACGGCCCGAACAGCGTTTCTGGTCTCAGGTACTTCCGCATCTCGGGCTTTCCGTCCCAGATCGTGGCGCAGTAAGCGACGACAGCCCGAAGCTCAGCCTCGGTGATGCCGTCTCGTAGCTGTCGCAAGATCAGCCGGGTGTGAGCATCGCAGCCTCGGTATGCGACACCGGCGGCGTGGCCAAGGCGGTCGAGAATGACTCGGACGCTGGCAAGCTCGGCAGGTGTGGCATCGATGGCGGCTTTGCGCTTCTTCCGTTCGGATCGGTCGGTCCCAGGATTCGGGGAACCAGAAACAAGGGCCCCCTGGGGGGCTTTGGGGGGATCCGTTCTCTTCTCTTCTCTTCTGATCTCCTCTCCTCTCCTCTCCTCTGATGCGTGACATTCCGGACAGTCACTTTCGGTCACGACGCTGTCCGGACATTTCGTGACACTTGTGGAATCACGCTTATTTGCACGCTGGTTTCGCTTTCGCTCGGCCTCGGTCATGGGGCGCTTACCCCATTCGTCATCCCACCCCGTGATGACGTAATTTCCGTTGTCCAGCGCGAGCAGACCTGTCCGGACACAGCTGGACAGTCCGGACACCGCCTCCTCTTTTGTGAGCATCAATACATCTGCGATGTATTCGCCTTCGAGGTGCTCAGCCGGCACGACCCCGTTCCGATCGATCTCAGCGTTGCGACGCAAGGCGAACTCGAACACCTGGCGACCGAGGTTCCCGGCTCGGCGGATCCTCGGGTGGCTGTCTAGCGACGACGACACCTTGCACCACGAGCGGGCCATCAGCGCGCCCCCAGCTTGAGCGTTTGCTGCGCTAGCCGGCGCACGGCGATCTCGCAGTACCTCTCCTCGCGCTTGATTCCAACGCAGCGGATGCCGAGGTCCTTGCAGGCGCGCAGCGTGGTTCCAGATCCCATGAACGGATCGAGCACCGTAGCCGGGCGCTCCGGGCATAGGCCGATCGCCCAGGACATCACGGCGAGCGGCTTCTGTGTCGGGTGGTAGCGGGGCTCATTGCCCAGACGCAACATACCGTTCCATCTATGCCGCCTGAGGCGAACCGCTCCGGTGTAGTTAGTCCATGCCAGTTCGGCGTCAGCGAAGTCGCTATCGCCGTTCTCTTTATCCCAGATAAGCCAGCATTTGGTGGGCGGTAAGTTGTAGTAGTTTCCGCCGAATATGCATTTCCAAGTAGTGCGCGAGCTCAGGTCGGCAAGCAACCCATCGCTCGGCGGTGCGTCATCCCAATCGGATACACCATAGTCACGCGCCACGACGATCCCACCTTTACCGAATGCCGGTTTACTGCGCGTCTTATTCCTCCCCCGCGCCTCCCCAATTCCGTACGGAGGATCCGTGCACAGCAAGTCGAACCGTCCGATCGTCGGCGCGATCTCGGCACAATCGCCGTGGTAGATCGTGATACCGTCGGCGGTGAAGTACGGGATCACGCCGTACCGCCCAGCTCGAGCGCGGCCTGCTCGTCACCGTCATCCGCGACCGGCGCCACGGACGGCTCGTCCTCCATCGGCTCGGCGCCACCACCGCACGCGCGGCACAAGCACCTGGTGATCTCCACGCGGTTCTCCTTGCCGTTGCGATCGATCTTGGTGATCCAGAACCGGATGGTGACGGTGATTCTCTTGTCGAGCTTGCAGCGGTCGCAGATCATCGGCCTCGCTCCACCGCCGCGGCGTGCGGGGCGCCACCGTTGCGAGCTCGGCGTGCGGCCCGCGCCAGGTCGAGCGCATCGATGATGCGCTGGTCGGTGACCGGCTTGTTACTGTCGTCGTAGATCCACAGGACGCCGCCGTAGAGCGCAGCGACCGCGACCACGGCGATCTCGAGGTGACGCTCGCGGCGGAATAGCCGCTCCCACCAGCGCCATGGGTACGGTTGGCGAATCGACGCGACGGTGCGAGCATCGTCTTGGAATTCGACGGTGATCACGGTCGCTTCTCCCCGGTGATCTGCTCCTCGCCGTTGAGCAGCGCGTCGATGATCTTGATCAGCTCCGACGACGGAAGCTGGCGGAGCGACGCGGTGAAGCGCAGCCCCTGCAGCTTGGCGCGGAGCCAGGCCGCATTTGTCCGGCGTTGTGCGCTGGTCACCTCAGCACCTGCCTCGCGATCGTCGAGTCGGCCACCACCAAGCGGATAGCAACGGCTATCACATCGCACCGTCCGGATTGCCTAGGCGAAGTCGCGCGTCCGGAGTAGTGGACGCTGAGCAAGCGCTCAGCCACTGAGCAAATGGCCCGGATTGCAGTTCACGATCTGAGTCTCTACCGTCACGCGCATGAAATTCTTGAGGTGGGGCCTGTACGTGGGCGGGGCCGTGGCGCTGGTGGGCGGTGTCGTCTGGTTCGTGGTCCTCGGAGATGCCGACCTGTACGCGATCGGCGGCGTCGCGGTCGGTGTTGCCCTTCTCGTGGCCGGGATCGTCGCTGGTTCCGTCGACGAAATCCGACGGCGGATGCGATGACACGCCTAGGCAATCCGGACGGCTGGATGTGCGCCCCAACCACACTTGCGTTTTTGTATAGACAAGTTCACCATACGTGCCATGCGACTTGGCATGAGAAATCAGCCCGATGAGGGCACATGGTGACGTCACTAGGCTTTCGCTCTGCGGAGCCGCTCGGCGGCTCGCGCTGCACGCAGATCGGCACGTTCGTCGAGGGAGATCGCCCACATCGTGGCCTTGACGCGGCCACGGGTGACCCGCTCAATCCGCGCGGCGACATCGAGCCCGGGTCGCTCCCGCGCCCGTTCGATGGCGTTGTAGGTCGCCAGGTCTATGCCGATCGCGTCGGCCGCGGCCTGCTGCGTCAGCTCCTCGTCTTCTCGCCAGAGACGCAGCCGTGGCGGCGCCGGTAGGTGTGCCCAAGGCATCTCTTGCATTACTGCCAGTCTATTTAGACTAGGCGATTTAGTCAACCGAACGCGCAGGGCAGACAATGACGCAGGTACCGAAGAGACTCCCTTCCAGCATGGCCAAGCCCCCGGATCCAATCGACGAAATCGTCCGCGGTAATCTGAAGAAATTTCGTGAAGAAGCTGAGCTTACGCAGAGCGCCGCGGCCGACCTGACAGGGATCGCGATCGACAACCTACGTCGGTACGAGAACGGCGTCACAGGGACGGTGCCAGGGACGGTGCTGCGCGTGCTCGCCAAGGCGTACGGGCACTCGGTCGATGACTTTTTCGAAGCGCACCCGCCGCCGGCATCTCCGGAGGATCGTCCGGTGTTCTTTCTGCGCACCAGGCCGGGTGTGGAAATTGATCACGAAGCCCACCGGAAGTTGCAGGAGATCGTGGACAAGGTTAATCGCGAGGTGAAGCCCCGCCGTAAGAAATAGACCCGCAGCGGAATGCTGCAAAATTAACTGTCCTGCTTGTGGCGTTCTGCCATAGACAAAAAATGCCGCTAGGCAATATCGTGCCGCCCAGGTGCGGAATTATCTCTGTCCTGTGGCGCTTATGGCGGCCACGTTGCGGGCACTGTCGGATCAGGTTGAGCCGCCGTTCTCGCTGTCGTCGATCATCCGATCGGTATTTCCGACGGTCATCGTCACAGGTCGCGACCTCCCCGCCGGGGTAGAGGAGGTTGCAGCGCTGACCTGCGATGGTCCGCTGATCATCTACCGGCGCGACCTGCCGCTCGGCGCTCGACGATTTGCGATCGCGCACGCCCTGGCGCACCTGCTCTACGACGCGGACACGAAGGGCGTGCAGCCAGGTCGCCCCTTCAGCGTGCGCCGCGAGATCCGCGCCGACGTGTTCGCGCTCGAGCTCTTGGCGCCCCACGTCAGCATGATCAGACATGTTCTGATATGGCCATCGGCAGGTGAACCTAGCAATGCGGATCAGTCAGTCCGGATTGCTGCGTCGTTCGGTGTCCCGCCAGTCGAAATCGACAAGCGAATCCGCGCACTAGCGATGCACGCGAAGTAGCTTAGCAAATTCGTCTTGACATAATCGCCTAGCGGTCCCATGATTCTTTCATGGCTCAAGACACTCTCGACGTCACCGACCTCGCCCCCCTCTGTGCCGCCCGCGCCGCCGCCCTCCGCGCGTATGACAACGCCTGCAATGCCGACGGCGTCCCGGGCTCCGTCTGGCGGCTGATCGCAGCCGATCTCGACGTGGCGTGCGATGCGCTGGAGCCGCGGGTCGGCGCGGCGCACCTCAGCGGTACGCGAGCTCGCGCCTTCGATGCGCGTGGTCGCGGGCTGTTCGCCGATCGCATGGTCGATGCCGCCGCCAAGCAGTGGGCACAGCGCCAGTCCATCCCCGTCATCGTCGTCATGGTGGTGTCGTGACCCGCCGCCACGGCAGCAGCACGGTGCGCCTTCCCGTCGGATGGGCGCCCGCGGTGGTCGAGCTTCCGAAGTACGTTCCGGTTCGCCGTCCGTCGACCGCGGCATCCGAGGCGGTGACCACGCGGCTCCCGGTGGTGCCATGATCGGCGCCGACCTCAAGCCGGCCGCGTACGGTGCCGCGCCACTTCACTGGCTCCGATGCGCCGAATGCCAGCGCGAGACTCTCGTGGTCGACCACGACGGCCGATGTGAACTGTGCGTACTCATGGAGGTGATGGAGCCGGTCATCGCGGCGATCAACGCCGGCATGGAGAAGACCAACAACAAGGCGCGAATCAAGTGACCAACCACAGCATCATCCTGGCCGGCTGTCAGGCGATCAACGACGGTGACCACAGGACGGCTGTGCTCTGCGCCGTCGCGCTCGGCCGCCAGCCACCGGTCGACAGCCTCGCCCGACTCGAGCCAGGTGACGTGATCCGACTGCTCCAGATGTCGGCGCGATCGGCGCGGTCAGAGCTGCAGCGCCGCGAGCACGGGATGGCGGTGTCCCGTGGATAGGGTGACCGCGGAGAACCTTACGGACGAGCAGATCGACAAGGCTTGTGTTCAGTGTGCGAGCAACGCTCGATGGAACAGGGCGGGAGGCTACCTGCGCCTCGCGGCCGAGTGTCTCGCTTATTGCGAGTTCTACCACGCCGCCATCAACGCCCGCCGTGCCAAGGAGTCGTCCGATGTGTGAGGTCACCGTGCACGGCGTACTAGTCGGCGCATATCAGAACTCGCGCGGCCGTCGTCCGGCGGACGTGTCCAAGGCGCTGACCCACGCATCCGCCGATGGCGGCGAGACAGCCATATGTGGGCGCGTCAAGGCAGGCAACCTATGCGATCTCGTGGAGCCCGGACCGCCGACGTGCCAGCGATGCGCCGCCGCCATCAACGCCCGCCGTGGCGGAGGTGGCAAGTGAGGCTCGAATGGACGGTGGATTACCAGGTAGGCACCTACAGCGGAGTCATTGCCGTAATGGCCGACGAGGACTCTGATACGGAGCACGTGGTGGCTCTGGCCAAGCGGCGTCTGTATCGCGACGGTCATCCAGGAATGTGCAGCGAGAGCTTCAGGGTGACCAGCCGTAGCGGAGGGAGGTAGCCATGGGTACCGTGACTCTCGAGATACCGTTCGATCTTGTCGACACCGTTGCCAGCGCGCTGTACCGGTCGGCTGACTGGTATCGCGCCGACAAGGGGCACGATGCCGAGAGCATCGCTGTCCTGATGGCCGACGCCGACCGGCTTGAGTCGATGGCCGAGAAACTGGAAGCCGCCGCCCCCTGTGCCAAGGGAGTAAAGAGCTGCGTTGGACCGCTGCAGAATGGTTGGCCATGCAACGGAACGCAGGGAAGTTGCCCAACCCATGACCGTGCCAAGGAAGCGAGGTAGTCGTGGGCAAGCGCAAGGTACACGTAGAACAACCGAAGCCCGGCAGGCTGTACTCTCTGACGCAGCGACAGGCCCGGTGGCTCAGTGACGCACGTGACACCGAAGGTGGAGCGTACGTTGGCCTGGTCGCTGATTCGGAGCCCGGCGAACTCGTCGAGGGTGGCGCGGCGACATATCGAGAGGTCCGCCAGAGCAGCGGCACCCGGAGCGTGCACGACTCGCGTCCATGCGAGTGGACCGACATGTACATCGTGCCGACCGAGTACGGGCTCGAGTTGCTCCGCACCCGCCGTGAGCGGGGAGAGGGGTAGTCATGGGCTACACCGCTGACAGCTTGACGAAGGCTGACATCGAGGAGTGCATGCGCTGGGCGGTGCAGACCGGGCGATATCTGCTCGTCGAGGCGTGCGCCGTGGCACTCGTTCGCGGCAAGCGTAGACCCGGCGCCAGGGCAGACGCCAAGCGTCGCGTAGCTGCAGCCTTGAACGCCCGTACCCGTCGTGAGCGTGGCGGAGGGAGGTAGTCGTGGCGCGAATCAAGATTGAATTTGAACTCGAACATCCTGACGATGCCATGCTCTACTTGGAACCCGTCATCGTGGGGCTCCGTCGACGAGCATCGCGCGTTCGTCGAAAGGCGCTCAACAACGTTGAACATCGCATGGTCACGTCCCTTGCTGACGCTCTTGAGGATGCAGGTAGAGCGCTTGGCCAGGCCGCCGCCCGCCGTGCCAAGGAAGGGGTGTAGCCCGTGGCGCGCAGGGTACACGCATGGGATTGGAAGTCTGCCGTTGACAGAACCGCGTGCGGCAAGCCTCGAAAGGGTCGCAGCATGGAGGCATGGGTCCGACGTCGCGTGACCTGCAATGATTGCCTGTCCGCGATTAGCTCGACGTGGCCAAGCGATGTCCTTCCCGCCCGCCCCCGCCGTGAGCGGGGAGAGGGGTAAGAGCGATGGCAACCATCAAGATCGAGTTCGACCTCGAACAGCCCCACAACGCTCAACTATACCTAGGGCCAATCATCGTTGGCCTACGCCGTCGCGCTGCACGTGTTCGCCATGCGCTGAACACTGTCGAGCACGACATGATCACGTCACTCGCCGATGCTCTCGAGCAGCATGTTCTCGACATGCGTGGGACTTCCCTCCGTGCTGAAAAGGTCGCGGCTGCCCGATTCTACGCTCGGCTCACGGCAACCAAGCGCGCCGCTCGCGCGAAGAAAGCCCGCTGATGTACCGCCTCACCCTCTTCTGGTTCGCAGTCACCATCGTGGCCTATCTCGTCGGCCGCTACCGCCGAACCCACAAACGGCCGCATGCAGGAGACTTATGAAGATCCTCTCCGACAACAACACCATCCTTGGCATCCGCCTCGACCCGCGCGTACCGGCGGTCAACGCCACCATCGCAACGCCGGCTCCACTCCCCGACTTCGGGACCGAAGCCGACCTGATCGTGGAGCGCCAGGTGCACGCCGTGACACGACAGGAGCGTGACGCGGCGCTCGTCGAGGTCGCGCGTCTAAAGCAGCTCCTCGCTCAGCAGTCCACGGACAGCGCCAAGACCGCCACGCTGTGGCTCCGATTCGAGCGCGTGACGCTCGCGCTGACCGGCGAGACGTGCGCCGACGTCCTCGCGCGAATGGAGTACGACGCGCGCGAGGAGCGCGAACTGCTGGCTGCGACGGCCGATCGCGCCAAGACCATCCGCATCGAGAGGGCGTCAGCGGTCGCGCGCGCCTACTACGTCGACGAGCCGGTCGCCAAGGTCGTGGCGCCATGATCGGCTACGAGCCCACGGTACTGACGCTGCCGGCGCCCGCCGATCCGGTCCCCACTACGTCACCCGACGCCGTCGAGGCGGAAGCAATCCGCTGGCGGGCGGTTCACGACGTCGTGCCATACTTCGTCTGGAAGCGCCTATCGGATGATGCCCGGGCACGCATCGCGGTCCTGACGCAGGAGAGGGCGCGTTGGCATCGGCGGCACGACGAGAGAGCTGTGGGTGCAGCGTGACCCCCGACCAATACCGCCGCTTCGTCGAGCTGCAGCGCGCCTACCGCGAGTCCCAGCACTACATCGCGACGCTATCGGATGCACTTGCCGCCAAGGACCGTCGTCTAGCCGAGCGGGACCGCCAGATCGCCGAGCTCTCGGCGGCATTGCATCGGCTGATGCTCATCGAGGCAAACGCGACGCCGCTCGACGTGAACGACGAACCGACCGCGAAGCACAGGATTGCAGCATGAGCCACACAACGGATCACATCACCATGTTCCTGGTTCGCGCCCGCGCCGAGCTGTACTCCGCGGCGCAAATCCTCAAGGGCGAAGACCTCGCCGAGTTCACCGCGTTGATCAAGGAGATCGCCATGGTCCTCGACCTCATTCCGCTGGCCGCGCCGGTCCCGGTGACGACATGACGATCGCCACCACCATCGCGGAATCCGTACGCGCCGCGTTGCACCAGGTCGCACCGAGCTGCAACACCGACCTGGTCAGCATCGCGATCGCCAACAACGCCGGGATGGCGCTCGCCCTCGACCCGGTGGAACTGCTTCGAGCCGCGCTCAAGATGCTGGGCGCGAGCAGCGCGCGCATCGCGCTGATGCCCGGCGGCCATCACGCCGTCGACATCCAGATGGAGACCATCGACGCCGCCGTTCACCTCGCGGCACAGCTCAGCATGCCTGCGCCGGAGCACGCCACGAACGGCCGAAACGAGTGGTGGCACTCGGAACAGGGCGATTGGGGCTACGAGCGTATATCGATCACTGGCGGCCACCGGCCCGTGTGCCAGTGCCACGGAAAGGCGGGGTGAGAGATGGTTCGCTGCGAACTCACCGATGATCAACTCCGATTCGGCGCGCATGAGGACCTACAGGGGTTCACGGGCGAGATGGCAGAAGAACTGCTGGACCTCAGGGCCATGGTAAGCGATTCGAGGAATGGGCGGTGCAGCTGGAGACCGAATCGCCTGGTTCGATGGCGAGTCATGGGGCGTTCGTTACTGAACTGCGCCACCAGATGAGAGGAGCCTGACATGTCGGATTTGACTGACGAGACGCTTAGCGAATGCCTGAACTCATCGTGGCCATACGGCAAGATGGCGAAGGAGCTACTGGCTCACCGCGCCGCCATCGCCGCTGACAAGGAGCGGGTGCGGACGGTGGTAAAAGAGACGGTGATTGCCACGCTACCTGGTCATGGAGGATGGTGCTACGGCAGCACGCATCCTGACACCGCCGCAGCTGCGGATCGCATCGCCACCCGCGCCGCAGAGCAGCTGGCCACGCCAGTACCTCCATCCGAGTCAGACCACGCTGCGCTCACATGGCTCCGCGGGCTGATGGGGTCGATTGCATACCGCGTCGAGCCGATGCGCCCCGCGGCACTCGCGCTCCTCGACCGCCTCCTCGCGGGTACGTCAGGACCCACGCTCACCGACGACGAAGTCCGCCAGCTGCAGCACCATATCCTCGACTACCGCGCGACGTCCGCGTACAGCTGTAGCGTCATCGAGCGACTGATCGCCGCTCACCGGAGAACGCCATGACGCTCGCCGCATTCGACTGGGTACGCCGGACCAGGTCGGAACCTGGAACGTGCTTGCGACTCGAGCGCCTGCCTGATGGGCTAGTCGAGCTTGCCGACGAGGTGTGCGAACGCCCGGATTCCAGCTGCCCGCTGCGCACTCGCGCGACGCTGGTTCTCCTGCCCGAGGAGGTGAAGTGGCTACACGAGACGCTCGGCATGCTGCTGGCGACGCCGGAGCGCCGGTGAACACCCGAGACCTCTCCGTTGCCGGTCGCAAGGCGATGAAGCGCGCGGTCCGCAGGTACCGCAAGCAGTACAGCAGTGCGCGCAAGTCGGCTCGGGCGCTCCAGCGGTACCTCACCAACTTGTTCCGGCAGAACCACCCGCGGTTCACGGCGATGTTCCGACGGCTGACCACCGCGGAGCCGAGCGACCCGCTCTGGCAAGAGCGAGTTCTTGCCAGAATCAGAGAACCAGAGCGCAATTGATCCGTACAGCGCACTCCTCGTGTGTGCCTTGTGCGGGCGCAATTGCCCAAGACAACCAAGAAACGGATAGGGACGGAACATGAAGAACTTGTTTATTACGCTCATGATGTTGCTCGGTGTTACCACTGCATACGGGGATAACGGGGATACCAACTTCTGCACCGACGATGATCGTGCGAATTGCCTATGTCCTGGTCAGGATCCAAACGCATGCGAGAACGGTGGTCCTATTACCGCTACACCGCAGCAGATCTACCAAGCTGCAGCTAACGCGGCTATTGATGCGGGCTACTCTCCTAGCACACAGTATTCTCTTGCATATCCGGACCGCATGATCAGTGTGCAGGTTGCACACTGGAATTCTTTGTTCACGTGGAGCTGCACTTACACGACCACGACTATACATGAGCCAGGAGAACCCACGCGCGTAATCGTCACTGTGTCCTGTCACGTGGAGTAACGCGCACTACCCCGATAGCTCACAGCAGAGCGCCGCGAGAGCGGAGGTCCACGGTTCAAGCGTGGTCGGGGCCCGATAGAAAGACACGAGAATCACATGGCACACTTACTAGATATCTCTCCAGCGGAGTACCACCTGCGACCCGAGTTCTCCTCGACGATCGCCAAGGAGGTCTTGCGCTCCCCGCGGCACGCGTGGATGATTCACCCGTCGTACGGTGGTCGCGGCAAGGCGCCGACGAAGTCGACCGAGCGCGGCACGGTGGTTCACAAGCTCGTTCTCGGCAAAGGAGCGCAGGACTTCGAGGTGCTGCCGCACGAGGAGTACCGCACCGACAAGGCGAAGGCAGACCGCGACGCGGTGATCGCCAGCGGACGCATCCCGCTCAAGCCGAAGGAGTTCACCGCCGCCGGGGCGATCGCGCTGGCGATCAAGAACCGTCTGGTAGAGGAGCACGAGTTCGACGCGCGCGTCCCGTCATCGCTGGACGGGTCGAGCGGCGGCGTCAGCGAGCAGGGCATGGTCTGGACCGAGCAGACCGAGCACGGCCCCGTCGAGTGCCGCGGAATGATGGACCACGTGTTTCTGTCGCGCGGTCTCATCGTTGACCTGAAGGTCGTCGAGGATGCCTCGGACGGAGCGATCGAGCTCTCGGCCGAGTATTACCACTACGCGCTGCAGTCGTGCGCGTACGTCCGCGGGCTGACCGCGGTAGAGCCCACGATGGCCGGCCGCATCAAATTCTTGTTCATCTTCGCCGAGGCGGCGCCGCCGTACGCGCTCAACATCGTGGAGCCGGACGGGGTGTTCCGCGAGCTCGGCGAGCGCCGGTGGCTGCGCGCGGTCTCGACGTGGGGCCGCTGCCTCAAGACCGCCGAGTGGCCGGCGTACGGCGCAGGCATCAGGCAGATCACCGCGCCGGCATGGGCAATGGCGCGCGATGGCTACACAACCGAGGAGAGATAATCATGATGCGATTTAGCAACAGAGGACCGATCGAGAACGCCAAGATAGACGCTTTCTTGGCGGAGGTGTGGGCGGTCTGTGAGCGTCACGGCCTGGCCATTTCGCACGAAGACGGCCACGGCGCGTTCGAGATCGTATCCATCGATGACGGCAATCGCGCGTGGCTGATGGACGCGCGTGATTGCACCAGAGAGGCGAAGTGACAATGGCGACTCCCAGGGTATTTACCGACGCCGAGGCGGTCCGCGAGCAGACTCCGGTTCTCGTGGGGCTCGTGTCCCCGAGCGGAGCAGGCAAGACGTACTCCGCGCTCCGCCTGGCTACCGGTATGCAGCGCGTGACCGGCGGTGAGATCTTCGTCGTCGACACCGAACAGAAGCGAGCCAAGCACTACGCCGCCGCGTTCAAGTTCCGTCACGTCCCGTTCGGAAAGCCGTTCTCGCCGCTCGACTACCTGGCCGCGATCGAGCACTGCGTCACCAAGGGCGCCAAGATCGTTATCGTCGACAGCATGTCTCACGAGCACGAGGGGCCGGGCGGCGTGCTTGAGATGCACAGCGCCAAGCTCGACAAGCTCGCTGGTGATGACTGGAAGAAACGCGAGCGCTGCACGATGCTGGCGTGGTCCGAGCCCAAGCAGCAACGCAGGCGTCTGCTGAACTCCATCGTGCAGATGGATTGCAACTTCATTTTCTGCTTTCGCGCCAAGCGCAAGATCAAGCCGGTCAAGGGTGGCGAACCGCTTGACCTCGGCTGGATGCCGATCGGTGGAGAGGAGTTCGTCTACGAGATGACGATGAACGCCATCCTGCACCCCGGTGCCAACGGGGTCCCGTCATGGAAACCGACCGAGGTCGGTGAGCGCGAGATGGTCAAGCTGCCCGAGCAATTCCGCGACGTGTTCGCTGGGGATCCGCAGCTGAGCGAGGACATCGGGGAGAAGCTTGCGCGCTGGGCGGCTGGCGGCGTGGCCCGAACCCCAATGACCGTAGCCGAGTTGGTCGCTGCGTACGCCGCATGCTCCGACGATGACACCATGGCCGTCCTCAAGGTCGCGCGTGGTGTGGCATGGCCGAAGCTCGACAAAGCAGCCCGCGAGCGCGTGACGGTGGAGGCAACGGCGGCCAAGGAGCGCATCGACAAGGCGGCGCGCGCGCGAGCAGCCGAGGCTCCGGCCACGCCGCCCGCCAGCGAGCCCGCGCTCACCCTCGCCCCTGATGGCAACGAACTCACCGAAGCCGACCGCCGGGCCATCGCATTGGCAGATCGCGAGGCCGCCGCCGGCTAACCATCTTCGGCCGCTCGCTGGCGATACGTCGATGTCCAGCTCGCGGTGAGAGCACGGTGGGGGAACCCGTGAACGAAGAACCCCTCCCCGGCATTCCGCCGGGTGTTTGCTGCCCAAGCACATGGTGTGCATCCGTCTGACGAGACGGGGAGGCGCTGGTTCGATTCCAGCGGGCCGCACGAATGGAGAGCACCATCACCATGAACATCCTCGACCACATGAAGCTCATCGATCCAAAGTACGGCACGCAGGATCACCAGATCGCGTTTCTCGACCGCATGGCGCGCGCCGACCGGCTCCGTCCGTGCACGCGCGACCACAGCGGCGACACGCACCCGATCCACACGACCGCGTGCTATCCCGTCGACGGGCACGGTCGGATGGTGATGGCGGAGGTGAAGCCGTGATCAAGCTCAGCGAGCTCTCAGCACTCGAGCAGGCGATGACGCCTGGCAAGTGGACTCTAGACGAGGAGGACTCCGCGAGCATAGGTCTCGGCAACCTTGAGGTCGTAGTGCTCGGCTATGACGCAAGACGCGATGACGGCCCCGGCATCTGTGCCATGCGCAACGCCATGCCGGTGCTCCTCGAGATCGCGAAAGCGGCGTGGGCGTGGGCGCAAGCAACCGAAGCACACAGGGTCGCGTTGCATAACGAGCACACTGCGCAGATTCGGTATCACTCAAGGCATTCCGATGGCATGCTTGAACGAAAGCCAGCCTGGGAACTGAGCGTCGATTCGACTAGTCGTGCCATCTCCGCAGTCAACCACAGCGAAAGCGAGCTGCGTATCGCTATCGGGATGGCGAAGCCGTGATTAGCCTGTCAGACCTGGAAGGCATGGGACCCGGTGATGAGTTCTACGATTCGCCTGACGAGAAGACCATACGCGAAGCGCTACCAGTGCTACTCGAGATCGCGAGAGCGGCGCTGGCGTGGCAGGACCAGCGCGGACTGAATCTCATGGACTACCTAGCCAAGACCGACGAGGAGATCGAAGCCGAGCCGCTCAACGTCAGCCATGAGCGTCGCGTCAGGACGCTGGAGCTCGCTCGGGCACTCGGTCGCGCGCTCGCCAAGGTGTCACTGTGATCGAACCGAAGCCAATGAGCGTCGAGGAACTAACCGAGTACCGAGAAGACGCAAGGTGTGATTATGAACTCTGGCACATCGATTCCATACGCAAGCTCCTCGGCCACATCGCCGCTCTTGACATCGAGCTCACCGTGGCCCGTGGTCACTACCCCGCCGACCGCCAGGTAATCGAGCGCCTCGAAGCCGACCTCCGCGAGGCAACGCAAACCGTCGACACCGCCCGGACGCGCATCGCCGCGCTCCAGGCTCAACTAGCCGAGTCCGGAGGGAAGTTATGAGCGTCAACGCATGGTCAATGGCACTGGCGGACGGCGCGACCGCGCGCGTCTGGATCTACGCCGGGCAGATCTACCTCGACGCGCCCAAGCAGATGTCGGCGGTCGACGCAACACGGCTTGGGCTCGGTCTGACCGAAGCCGCCCGCCGGCTCGCGCAGCAGCCCCCGCGGGTAAGGCGCACCGGCGAGGCGACCCCCACCGAGATACCGACCCACTCCGAACTCGCCTGCAAGCGCTGCGGGACCTACCATATGCTCGACGAGTTCAAAATCGGCGAGCGGGTCGTCACAGATGAGGGACTCTCGGGCGTGGTACACGACTGGTCGCAGTACGGGTGCCCGGTGACCGTGACGGTCGACCTTGACGGAGGCGCGGTCGACAGCTTCAACCCATGCCAGCTTCGGCCGGAGCCGGCCACATGACGCCGCCACCATGGATCACCGCGGCCTACCTGATCGCCGTCATCATGGGTCGCGTGGTTCGTCGTCGCGATGATCGACGACCGGGGCCCCGATGAGTAGAGCCGAGCAGCGACGGCGCAAGCGAGCATTCGTGTCGCGTCGCCCCGACATCCGACCCCACCGCGGAGCTGTGGTGATCGAGCCAATGCCAACAGACGACGCGGCGGCACAGGCCGAGGAACACTGGCGCGCGGTGTGGCGCGACGAGAAAGGAACGAGCTGATGCTGACCGAGGACAAGCCATGACCTGCCGCCACACAGAGATCGAGCCTGATTCCTACGACGACCGGTTCCGCGGCTGCGTCGTCGAGCGCTGGCGATGTCGCCAGTGCAAGGAGACCGTAGGGATGGGGCGTTCTCCCGAGAAGCCGACGCGAGTGGAGATCGCCGCGGCGGCGATCGCCGCGGAGTGGGAAGACGGAGGATCACACAGCGACCTCACGCCAGCCGAGCATGTTGGGTACCGCCTCGGCGGCGGGCGGTATGCCGGCACCCTCGGATGGTACGCCGGTTGGCTTGCGCGGGCGATCGTGGAGCACGACACACAGTGCGACGAATGCGATGGCCGGTGCCCCGCCGGAACGTGCGCGCGGATGGTCGAGTCGATGCGCTGGTGCGAGCGCGCCGAGCACGGATATGGCTGCGTCGCGCCGTGTCCCGCCGCCGCGGACGAGGTGCCCATCGCCACCGGCGCGGACCACATCGGCCTGACGCCGCGGCAGGTGCGCGATCGGCAAGTCGAGGCGGATCGCGTCGAGGACGCGCTGCGCGGCTTCGTGGCCGCTGCACCGGTCTCCGGACTCATTGCCGATTTTTCGACCTCAGATGAGGTAGAAAATCAGGCAACCACCGAGCACGCCGCCGACGACAACACCCGCCATGACGTCGCAGCGAGCGTAGCGCGGCATGCGGAGATCGAGGCGACGCCGAGCGGGTTCGTCCCGTGGCCAGCCGACCAGCCACCGCGGTACAACGGCAGCGGCACGCCGTGCGACATGTGGATCGGCCCGTGTTCGTGCGGAGCCACGCATCTGAAGACAGAGCGGGCGCCCGACATCAGCGACCTGGTGGACTCGCCCGAGGCATTCGACCTCAAGACCGCGGGCGGTGGATCGTGAAGCTCGACGACCTGCGATCCATCGTAGTCAGATCGCACCCTCGGGCGTGGTACGCGCGCGGTCGCCACCTGTCGCTCGTACCGGACAACACCGGCATGGGCGGGGCGCTGCACACGAACCACATCGCGAACTTCGCCGACGCGGACGACTGCGCCGCCATCGCCGCGCTAGCCAACCACGCCGACGCGCTGATCGAGTTGTGGCGGGCGTGCGATGAGTGGATGGAGTCGGACGGCGCCCAGTCTGGCGCCATCATCGCAGCTCTCTCCGGACTGAAGGATGTGCCATGACGCTCGACGAGAAACGCCAGGTGATCGAGATCTTGATGTGCGCGAGCGACTATCGCACTAGCGGACTGGCCTTGGTGGCGTTCGATCTTGGACTCGGGACCAAGCTCGGCCTGAAGGCTGTGAGGCTGCGCAAGGCATGCAAGCAAGACGACGATTCCGATGACTACGAGGCAACCTGCGTCGAAGCCGCGTACCGCCTCATCGAGTCTCACCCGGCGCTGAGCGCGGAGTGGTTCACATGACCGCCCTCGACCGCCTCCGCCACCGCCTCGGCCCTGATGGCGGGACCACGCCGCGAGCGTTCTTCGACCTCGAGACCGTGCGGGCGCTGCTGGAACTGGCGGATGCGGCGGGTGCGTACGTTCGTGGACACTTGCCGAGCACGGCAAACTCCGAGTTGTTCGCCGCCTACGACCTACGAGTCGCGCTGCTCAAGCTGGAGAACCTGCCATGACCCGCGCCACCGGCGCCGACGATCCCGCGCTTCTCGAAACGAGCTGGCCGATGCCAGGAGCAACCGATCACCACGGCAGCGACCTCGAGTGGGTGATGCGCTACGGTCAGCCCTCGCGACAGGACCTGCTCTCCGCCGCCGCGGTCATCTGCGCCTACCGGGCGCTCATCTGCGACGGCTCCACCGATGTCCAGCTCGAGCGGCTCGCGGCGCTGCGCAGGGTGTGGCGCCAGAAGAGGAAGCCATGACCCGCCGCTACGTCGTCCGCCCCGACCATCACATCGGCCTCGCCCTCAACGGCCGGCCGGATCACGCCGTCTACGACACCGAGCGCGACGACGAGTGGCCGATCGCCGTGTTCGCACGTCGCGCCGACGCGAGAGCGTGGGCGAGGGAGAGGGAGAGGAACAAATGACCACCTCAACCGCCACCGGCATCACCGGCATCCTCGCCGACCCATCCAACGCTAGCCTCAAGCGGATCGCTTGGGCCTATGGCTGCGCGCGCAAGGGCAGCGACGAGGAGGCGAAGCTGCTGGCGGTGTTGCTGGAGAGGGCGAAGGCGACGTGAGAATGCACCCGGACGACATCGAGGCGCTCGCCGACGCGCTTGCGCTGCGCCTCAACTCCGGACGAACCTCCCAGGCGGAGATCGCCGCACCTGGGCAAGGAGCCCAATGCGACGAGTTACAGTACATGGACCCTACAAGCACGGAAAAAAGTGGCGCGTTCACTTCGTTACAGTCAGCGGAGACGATCGGTCGACGGAATATGAGACGTTTGCTTCGCGCGCAGCGGCCCAAGCCTGCGTCGACGGCGCGCGCGACGAGGCGCAAGGCATCACGGTGAGCGCCGCGATCGATGCGTTCATCGCCGTCCGGCGTGCGCAAGGTCGAGCCGAGCTGACGATAGTTGCCTACGACGGACGGCTCCGTCTCTTGCTTGCCGACTACCTGACCAGACCGGTGCGATCGATTCAGCATCGCGGCGCCGAGCTGTACACCGGAGCGCTCGACGGTCGCTCCGCCGACAGCCACCGGAACCTGCTCATCGCCGGAAGCATGTGGGGCAAGTTCTGCGTCAAGCAGAGGTGGCTCAAGGGCAACCCGTTCGCCGAGGTCGAGCCGGTCGGCCAGCGCGTGCACGGTGCCGACAAGGTCCGGCTGACGACCGACGAGAGCCGCAAGCTCGAGGCGTGGTGCCTGGCGCGACCCAACAACCAAGACGCCGTTCTGACGCTGGGCTACCTGTACCTCGGCCCGCGCAACACCGAGCTGTCCCGGCGCTGCGTTCGCGACCTGGACGACGATGGGAGCGTGCTCGTCATCGGCAAGACCAAATCCAAGAACGGCCGCCGCCGGCTTCGCATCCCGACGCCGCTCGTCAACATGCTGCGTATCATGTGCGCTGGTCGCGCAGGTGACGAGCCGATCTTCCATGGCGGTCTGGGCAAGCAGATGACCAGCGAATACGCCCGCAAGACAGTTCGCCGGGCCTGCAAAGCAGCTGGCGTCACCGTGGTTCCGCCCCAGGCTCTACGCCGCACGCAGGCGTCGCTCGCTACCGAGGCCGGAGAGACCTCGCTTGCGGTTGCGCGCCACCTGGGCGACACACTCGCCGTGGCCGAGTCGAGCTACATCGAGCGGGGTACCGCCGATGCCGCGCAGGTCGAGCGGGCGTTCCGGGTGATCCGCGGCGGACGGTCGTAGCTGGAAAACAATTGGAAAACTTCCGCGATCCACAACCGATTCACTGACGACAAACACCCAGGATCCGAGAACAAGAACTTCTCATTCAAACCGACGACGAACCACCTGAAAAGTTTTCCAGGTCGGCGATTTCCCGTCGAAGGTAGAATGGAAACCGGTAAAGGACAGGGAGCTACATCGTGCAGCCAATAGCGGCAGGTCAGCGGGACCCTGGGTAGGCCATCATGACGCCATGGTGCGCGAGTCCGTCGGCCTCCATGCTCTACATCGCGCCGCGGCGCTTGTGGTCCTTGAGGAGCGAATGGCGCCCCCGCGCGACATCCCGCTGTCCTGGCACACCGACCGCTGGATCGAGCAGGGCTGGCCTCCACGGGCGGCCTATTCGAACTCGGCGGAACCCACGTCACGCCAGCGCTCGGGCTAGCCGTCGATCGACGCTCGACGAGATGACCTGTTCGATTCGGACGCCGCCGAGCGTCCTACTCGGGCTGTATTCACGCATCAACGCAGATTGCGCCTACGGGCGCAGGGGACAACCATGATCATCGAGACCTATCACTACGACGGCGTCAACGCCCCGGACCGGTTCGAGCTGCTCGCAGAGGCGCTTATCCGCGCCCGCGACTGCAACGGCGCGATCGTGCAGCTGCACTGGTCGACTGGGCGTGGCCGCTACACGGTTCACGCCGACCGGGCCGGCGCGCTGGCAGAGCTCGACGCCCATACGGGACCGCCAGTCCCGGGATCGATGGGAGAGCACGGCATGCGCACGTCTGAGATCTACGTCGACCTGACGCCAGATGGACCGTACAGCGAGAGCTGGATCAAGATCGTCGAGCCCCGACCACTGAATGTGCCCTACGCCGCCTGCTCGACCATCCCGACGTCGCGCCACCGCTTGTAGCCCATGCGCTCCATCGCCGCGATGCTGCCCGGGCCACACACGCCATCGACCGCCAGTCGCGCGCCGCGCGAGTTCAGGTACGCCTGCCGCTGCTTGCCCAACGCGATGTCCTCGAGCCCGTCGTAGTCGAGCCCCTCGCAGCCGAGCGCCGTGAGCCGCCGGAAGATCTCGTTGCCGGGATCGCCGTAGCCGCGCTCGCTCGTGTTGTCACGATGGCCTACGACTCCCACCAGGTTCGGACCGCCAAGTTGGCGGCGGGTCCGCCCCGAGCCGAACTCCATCCGCCGCAACGGCTGGTTCCGATACGGACCGCGGGGCATCTGGAACGGGATGGGCAGCAGCCCGGCGCCGGGCATGCCGCTCCACGTGAGCGCCGCCACCAGCCGCGCCGTGGCATCGAGCGTTGCTTCGTAGATGCTGCCGTCCGGCATCGTGCTCATCTCGATGCCGACGCTGTGCGGGTTCGAGCCTTCGGCGTGGTACGCGCCGCGGCGCACGATGTCGCAGGCACAGACGATCGATCCGTCGTAGTCGACGACGAGCTGCGCGGCGCTGTGAACGAGCTCGCCGCCGCCGCGATCGGCGCCGTCCCACATGTCGAGGATCTGCTTGGCGTGGCCGGGCCGGCCGGCGCCCGGTAGGATCGGCTGCGGCCATCGCCCCCCAGTTGAGTGGGCCACGAGCTGCCGAAGCCACGCCCCGTCGCGCTCGCGGTAGTCGCCCGGGTTGAGCCGCGCGTACTCGGGCCCGCCGTGCGATGCCGGCGCGTAGATGACCAGCCCGTCTACGGTGACGAGCTTGCCGTTGATCAGAAGTCCATGTGCGGTCGTCATCGTCGCTCCCTACTGAACCGTTGATGGCTTGCATGCGCACCGCACGAAGCTGTCCGAGCCGTGGTCGTGAATGACGACGCACGCGAACCCGCACCCGAACAGCGCCGCGATCGCCTCGCGGCTCTCGGTGGCCGCGAACACCTCGATGCGGCGGCGCCCGCGGTCGAAGTTCCAGCCGCTGTAGCCGATGCCGAACGCCGGATCCACGAGCGACGCTCCACCTTGGAACAGCCGATCAAGCATTGCTTCGACGTGGTGCTCAGCGTCGAGAAGCGCAGCCTCCGCGCGAAACAGGGTATCGGCAAGCGAGTCCACGGACGGCCCGCGCTGCTCACGCCTGACCGGCGCCGCGGTCGATCTCCACCAGATCGAGCATGAGGTCAGCGAGCGCGAACCCGCTGGGCGCGAGCATCGACGTGTCGTCAATCCACAGCGAGTTAACGATCGCCCACGCCTCGGAGGCGTACGTCCGCAGCGCCTCCCAGGTGATGAACTTGAGCTCGCCCCACGTGACGAGCCACAGCCCGAGCCGGTCGTAGTGCAGCACGGTGGCCGCGTGGCCGCCCCAGCTGTTGGGCTTGTAGTCGCTCGTGTAGCCGCGCACCGGGGCGACGTCCCATGTCGTCGCGTCACGCCAGGCGAGCGGCAGGTCGAGCCCCACGTACAGGCCGCCGAGCAACGAAATCGCCGCTTCGACGTGGGTGCGGCTCAGCGCATCGACCGCGACGTAGGCGCCAATCCGCTGGCCGGCCATGCCGTCGCGCCGCATCGCGCGGAGCACGTCCAGCATCTCGGCCCCGTTGTCGGTCTCGGGGCGGGTCGGGTCGTAGCCGCCGACGTCGGGGCGCGAGTAGAGCCGCAGCACGTCGCGGTCGGTGATCGTGATCGACTTGCCGGTGTTCGCGGCCTGCGCCTGGAACAGGTGGCCGATCGCCGCGCACGTACAGTCGCCTATATCCGAGTTGGCAAACATGCCCCACTTCGGCGCGTGCGTCGGGTGCGTCCAGTCGCGGGCGCTGGGGATTCCGGGCAGATTACCGACGTCGAGGTAGCTTGCGAACCGCCGCGTGCGCGGGTCGTGCCGCGAGATTCGGCGCCCGAGGTGGCGGCCGTCGGTGACGGGCACAGTGCCCACGGTCAGAGGTTGCCCGCGGGGGTGTGGAACGTCGCGCTGCGCGCGTAGACCACGCGGAAGTGCTCGAGCGTTGCGCGCGCCTGTCGCCCGCTCTCGGGGTCGGGTGCAGCTCGGCCGGGCGGCGGCGCGAGGTAGCGCTGCACGACCTCGGCAAGCGCGCATCCGCCGATCGCCTGTCCGCTCGCCACGGCCTGCTGCTCGACCGCGGTCCAGCTACCGCCGCTGGCGATCGCCGCCCACAGCTTCGCGACAAGGTCGCCGATCTTCGCGCCGTCGCCCGACACGCAGTCGATGACGATCTCTCCGGCCGCCACAACCGGCGGTGAGGCCACGCAGCCGGCACCGGGCACAGAGCCGGCCATCACGACGATGAGCAGACCGAGGATCGACACGTTCACAACGCCGCCAGGCGGCTGCACTGGCTTGGTCGCCTTGTCGGCTGCGGCCTGCGCGCCGGGCAGGTGGGCCTTGAGCCATTCCCAGACGCCGGCCGCGGTCGCCGCGGTGGTCAGCGCGGTAACGACGAAGACCAGATCAGGCTTGGCGCCGACCGCGAGCGCTGCGCCGAACGTGCCAGCCAGCGAGATCGCGAACGCCAAGATGAGCCCGCCGGTCTGGCTCTTGAAGTAGAGCGGACCGAACCGCCGCAGCGGGTAGACCACGGCGATGAGCGCGAGCCCGACGACGAGCCCCCAGTTCTTCGAGGTCAGCGCCGCGTAGAGCGCCTGCAGCCACGCGGGCGCGTCCTGGTCAGGCGGCGGCGTGGCGCCGGCCGCGAACGCGGTAGCGGTCAGGTACAGGAAGATCGCGATCGCGAGCCACGGCAGGCGGGATCGGCGGAACGTGCGGCATTCGGGGATGGTCATAGTTCTCCTGATGTGGCTAATCGTCGTCGCGGGTGTCGGCCCGTGGGTTCCGGTAGTTGGGTGTCGGATCACGTCGTGAATCGGCGAGCGGGAATCCCTTCGGCGCAGTCCTCGCGGTTCGGCGCCGCTGCACACCGGGGCGGTCCTCGGGGCGGTCCTCGTATCCGTCGCCGTTCTCGTCGGAGATCGTCCGCATTCCGGTCGGCGTGTCGACGCGCGGATCGCGGATTGGGGTGTGGTCGCGCACCCAGCGGTCGACGCTGTCGATCTTGGCGCTCAGCGTCGCCATGCTGGCCGCGTGGCCGACCTGCGACGTCGCCAGCTCCTTGTTGCTGGCGGTGTTGTCGTCCAGCGCCTTACAGATGCGGCCTACCGCCCACTTCAACGTGCCTGCGATCGTGGCCACCACTCCACCGAGCGCAGCCAGCAGCGTCGCGAACTGTGCATTGTCCATCGGTCCCCGGGTCGCCTTGAGGTATCGCCACCCACCGTCGCGCTCGTCATCGCCAAGCCAGCATCGGGCGGCGGACTCCGCGGGGCGAATCGCATGGGCGCTGGTGCTCCGGACCGGGCGTGGTTACGATGCTCGCCATGCCGAAGCTCTTGGTGGTCTTGGTGGTGTGCCTCTCCGGTTGCTCGCTCGCGTTCCAGCGTCACCTAGCCGACGGCTCGATCGGCCCGACCGCAGACGCCTCAGGGTGCTCGGCTTCTCGCCGCTTGCCGTGGGCTGACGTCGCCGTCATCGGCGCTGAGGTGACGGTCGCTCTCGCTGGCGAGGCGATGCACGATGGCATCGGCTTCAGCCGGCGCGAGGATACCGGGACCGTGATCACCGGCGTGGCGCTGTTCGCCGCGCTGCTCCAGACCGCCAGCGCGGGCAACGGATTCAGCCGCGCGGATGCGTGCAAGCGAGCGAAGGGCGTGACCGCCGCGCTGGCCGCGCAGTAACTACCCGACCGGAAACGCGCCGATCGACACGTCGAACACGTCGCGGATCATGTCGAGCACGATGCGGCCGTCGTGCAGTTGGCCGAGGTCGATGCGGGCGATGCGCATCACCATCTTGACGATCCCCAGTTCGGGCCAGGTGAACGTCACGACGTCGCCCGGGCGGTGCGCGTAGAACGTCCGGTTGACGGTGACGGTGGCCTTGACCGCTGGCTTGCTCACCACCGCGAGCTCGCGGCTCGCGAGCTTCTGAGCGAGCACCCGGTCACAACATCCCAGGTACCTGACGTCGACCGAACGGAGGCGACCTTGAGAGAATACGTTGGCGCCGTTCTGCGCGATCGCCAGTCCTTCGGCGTAGATGCCAGCCTGCAACGGATTGCCGGCAAAATAGGTGCGGTCAGTGAAGGTCAACCGAACTTGATTGAATGTCTCGTTCCAGCCCTGGATCGCATACTCGATCTCGGCCTGCCCATCCCTCACGCTCACGTTGCTCGGATTTACGTCGACCAGGTCGAGCACGTTGTAGTCGGCGCGGACGAGCTTGTAGACGACCTTCCCCGTGGTCGGCTCCTGGTAGAGGATGCCGTCGGTCTGCTGTAGGATGTCGTTAATCGCCTCGGCCGCATCGAACGTGCCCTCGAACGAGTGCGAATACCCGTGCCCCTCGGTGTAGAGCGTCGCCGACGACGCCAGGAAACTTGGTATATCCAGGATGCTGGTGGGTAGACCCAGCTTGCCCCATGGCGACGTTATAAGATCGTAGAGCACAGCAGCCGGATCGGCATCGTAGGGCAGCGTCTGCCCCATGATGGTACTGAGCGATACCACCTCGAAGCCGAACGCCGGTGGGCTCGGGTTCGGACCGATGTCGAATTCACCGAAGAATACGATCTGGCCACGGTATCCCGGGATTCGGCTCGCATCGACCCCACCGATAACCATCTTGTCTCTGACGACAGGACCGCCAGACGGATTGCTGGTTTCGCTCAAGTCCTGGTATCGCGATCCCGGATAGAATGACGCGACAACACTCTGACCACCTGACGGGCCACCATCGTTGTTGACGTAGATGGCGTGATCCACGGTGTGGGATTCGATCAGGCCGCTGAACCCGAACCCCAGCAAGTCGCCAGTGTACATTCCGCCAACGCCGTTGAACCCACTCGGTGCGACTACTGTACTGCCCAGTGTGGCCAACCCGGCGTAAAATGGGATGCCGACCACGAACATCATATCGAGACGATAGTCATCACCGACAGTCTCGGCTGGAACCAGGTTTCCCGACCACACCAACACGGGAGACCTGACACGGCACCGTCCATACACCAGCGGGATGGGTGCGCCTTCGTCGACTCGCGGGACGTTGATGTCGGCCGGACGCGGCGGAGATGGGTGGTCCTCGATCCATCGGTGATAGACGTAGGTGCCGCCGAGGATGGCGGCTGCGATGATGAGCGGCCACATCTACGACTGCACGATCACGCCGAATCCACTCGGCGCCCAGGGGTTGATCACGCTGTTCAGTTCCGGGTGACCGCCAAAGTTGACGACGTTGAACCACTTATCCCGGCACGTGGTTATCGTGTGATCGCATCCTGGGAACATGGTGATAGCGGCGCCTGCTACTGCGCCCGGGAACGGCGCATCGACCTGTATCGTCATACCGACCTGCGTCAGGCATTGGCGCACCTCGCCTCCGAGATGGACTTCGCCGAACGTGAAGAACCCGTCGGGGGGCGTGACCGGGCTGCCGAACCTCGTCCAGCCCGTCAGGGCGATGGTCACGGAGCCCACCGCGATGGTCTGTGATGCCATCGTGGTGGCATAGGCATTGTTCGCCTTGTTCAGAGGGACACCGATCCCCGGTGGCGCGCACTGCAAATCGAACAGCAAGTGGTTGCACAGCTTCTGTGCTCGCACGATCGGCAACCGGATCTTCATCGCATCGTCAGTGATCGACGGCACCCGCATCTGAGCCATGTGGCCCTTGATCGTCATGGCATTACCAAATCCCTGCCATGCCTGGACCGCGATCCCGCTCCGTTCCTGAAACCGCAGCTGCGTCACGAGTACGCTCTGCTCGGGGACGCCGAAGGCTGCGTAGCGCTGAACGATCGGATGCGTGATCGGCAGCCACACGATCAACTCACGCCCGGTCAGGTCTTGCGCTACCTGTTGGCTGCCGCGGCTCATCGTCGTAGCGGTGTACGTGTTTCCGCCGTAGGCGACATCCACGATGTGCGAGGTCAGGTGGAAGATTTGGCTCGTCGTCTGGATGATGTACAGGTCGATCGGCCGCGACTTCGTCGGGCTGGTCTCGTCGTCGTCGAATGTGCTCACGAGGACAGGGTCGCGCCGGGGTCCCAGCGGGGCGAAACCGCGCGCGTCACGTCAGCCGTGCGATCTCCTGCCAGCGCAGCTCGGCCGCCGTGTACCGGTACCACACCGCGCCGTACTGGGTGAGCGAAGCGGCGGCGCCGCCGTGATGGCGGAACTGGTTCACGGGTAACGCCGACCCGCTGAGGTTGGCGAGGCCAAGCGTCAGCGCTGTCGCTGAGATATTCGAGAAGCAGACCACCATGCCATCGACGTTTCCGCCCGTGGCCGCAAGACCGACGATGGAGATGCCGGACGTCAACGTCACGTTGATGATCGTCGTGCTGGCCAGCAGCACCGACAGCGTCGTGTTGTTGTCGGGCGCTCCGAGCGTCATAGCCACTGGGGTGAACAGGTAGTTGGCCATGCTACGCCCTCATCATCTGTTGCCAGGTCAGGGTCACGGCCGAGTAGCGGTACCACGACGCTCCGAATTGGACGGCCGATCGATCGACGGTGCCGCTGTTCGTAAACCTGTTTGCTGGAAGCGGCACGCCGGATGCGTGCGCGAATGTCAGCGTGTTCCCCCCCGTCGAGACGTTCGAGAAACACACCACGGCGCCGTCGATGTTACCTCCGATCGTCGACATACCGACGAGCGTGATCGATGCGGACGTCAACGTCACGTTGATGAACGTCGATGATCCGAGCGCGAGCGACAGCGTCGTGTTGTTGTCGCCTGAGCCGAGCGTCAATGACATCGGTGTGAACAGAAATGCCATGCTAGTCCGTCTTGGCGATCATGACCCAGCGTTGCAGTACGCCATTGTAACGGTAGGTGGTTCCGCCGCCGATGACGTTGGTTGTGCCCGTCGGCGCGAGCAAGCGATTCACAGGCGATGACGCGAGGACACTCTCGATCTGCAGCCGAAGGCTCTGAGCGGACTCGAATTGCAAGAGGCGGATCGTCACGATCATCCCGTCGACGTTTCCGCCGGTCGCGGCAATGCCTGTGAGGATGAGCGATGTGTGATTCGTCGGGACGAAGAACGACTTCATCTCGATGTCGATCCATGTCGTCTTCCCCAAAGTCACTTGGAGCTCGCGAGTGATACTCGCGTCGCCGGCCTGCGACAACACCAACGACAGCACCGTGTCGTACATCCGCTTCGGCGGGACCGGCGTGATGTTCTCCGTGGTCGTGACCAGCACCTCGTCGATCGAGAACGTCGCGCCGTCCCACGTGACCTCGAGCTCGTCGCGGTCGAAGCGCACCTGCTCGAGGTACGAGATCTTGGTGACGGTCCCGGCCACGCCGCTGTCGAGCGTCAACGTCAGCGTCCCGTCCCCGTTGTCGACGACGGCTGACACCGTGCGGTACGCGGTCACGTCGTTCGCGGTGATCGCGAGCCGCCGGTGCGCCGTCGAGGCGAACCAGCTCGCGTAGTCGCCGCCGCCTGCGCCCGCTGCGGTGGGGCTCGCGACCTTGAAGACGCCAGCGATGTTCGACACGAGCGCCAAGTCCGGGCGGTTCGTCGACAACAGGAACGCCCCCTGTCTTCCGCGGAGCTTGCGCACGAACGCCTTGAACCACTGCCAGTCGGTGCCGACGCGCGACCGTAGCTTGAGCGAGCGGCCCCAGTGCGGCGTGGTCTGGCCGCCGATCGCGAACGGCAGCGCCCCCATGTCGACGGTCTCGGCGCCGGACAGCATCGACTCGTTCGCCTGGCCATCGATGGCGTTGGGCTGCGTCCAAATGAGCAGGTCGTCATCGGTGATGTCTCCGATGGGGATCAGGTCGCCGTCCGGCATCGTGGAGATCGCCGCGCCCACGCCCATCGAGTCGGCGCCTGCGAACCCGAACGAGTTCGAGATCGCACGCAGGCTCCACATGTCAACCCGCGTCGGGTAGCGCGCGAAGCCCTGGTTCGGATCGAGGAGCACGGGGATCAGCGGCATGATCACCGCGCCCGTCCGGCCGATGGTCGCGAGCACGACATCGAGCGTGATCGTCGTGGCTGTCCAGCTCTGCACCACCGCGGCGATCGACGTCCCATCACGACCCACCACCACGACCCGCTGGCCGGCCACGGCCCAGTCGATCCCGGCCGTCGAGGCCACCGTCGCGACCTTCGCCGGGCTGTCGACCTCGATCGTCACAGCCTCGAAGGGGAGCGCGAGCAGGAACGTCGCGCCGCTCGCCGCCGACCGCATCATCGCGCCGCGCACATCTCGGTCAGCGCCGTCGAGCAAGAACGCGTTGCCCTCGAAGCGGCGCTTCGGCTGCGCGAACGGCGACTCTCGCTGCTCGCTGCCGTCGTAGCTCGGAACGATCGACGTCGACCAGCTGTAGATCGCCTTCGTCCCGGCCTGCAGGCTGAGCAGGAACGTAGCCGCGCCGGCCGTCCCGTAGCCCGGGAGGACGCCGCTGCCGCCGCCGTAGGTGACATACGCCTTGGGGCGCCGGGGGAATCGGCTGAACTTCGACGGGTGCCGGGTGTGCTGGCCGCGCCGCAGCAGCACGCCAGCGACCTCGACGGTGACGACGAAGTACGCCTTGGGGCGCGGCTGGAACTGGATACCTCGGACCGGCTTGCGGCCCGGGTGCATCAGGGTCCCGGCGCCCACGGCTGGCTACCAGATCTCTTCCGCCAGGTATTGGTGCAGGGTCATGCTGCCGGTGGCGACTGTCTGCGTGAAGAACAGGTCGAGCGCGAGCGCTGACGTCGAGTCGAATCCCGCGCCCGCGACCGGGGCCGCGTTGTACGGCAGCACGAACGAGCCCGGCGCCGACGTGGCGGCGGTCGGGGCCCCCACGGTGGCCTCGGAGGTGAAGACGCCCTGGCCGAGGAGCGTGGCCGTCGTCCCGCTACCGACGCTGCGGCAGGTGAGCAGGATCTCGAGCCACCAGCCAACGTTGACCTTGGCCACGATGTTGAGCGGGATCGCCTGGCTGTCGAATGCGATGATCGCGCTCGCGCCAAGCCGCACATCCCAGCGCGCAGTACCTGGCGTCGTGACAGCGCACGTGATGCGCCCGGCCGCGGTGATGCGGAGCTGCTTGCCTGGCACGTCGAAGAAGCTGTTAGGCAGCGTGACCTTCGCTGGCGTTGGCAGGGCAGACGCTGCAGCCGCCGCGGCTAGCGTCGGTCCGTCGGAGGTGGCGCGAGCGATCGGGTTGCCCCAGAACTGAGATCCCATGCCTCACGGTCGCCCGCGGGCGCGCTCGGGGCGAATCAGATCATCGGGACCACGACGAGCTCGAGGTTCGTGCCGGTCGGGAACGTCGCCGTGCGCCCAGCGCCGTCGGTCGCGATGAACACCGCGGCGTAGGTGCCAGCGACGGAGAGGTCCCCGGCGGCCCAGTTGTAGACGATCGTCCCAAGCGCGTCACCGCTCGCAGTGCCAGTGACGACGCGCCCGCCGCCCACCATGCGGAACGTCACCCCGCCGGGAAACGTCACGGGGAAGTTGATGAAGCCATCGCGCGTGAACGCCTTGACCTCAAGGGATGGGAGCCGGTCGCCAGCGCGGAACGGTTCAGACATCGCAACCATCCGTGACTATGACCGACGCCGCGTGGCTCACCACGACAAGGCTGTGCGCGCGATCGGTCACGCGCACGCAGTAGATCACCGGCGGCCCGACTGGGGGCTCGACCACGACCACACCGGCGCCGACGTCTCCGAGGTGCTGGCCGAAGTGTTGCCCAAGGTGTTGGCCGAAGTGCATGGATCAGTCTCCATCCAGCGTGCCAGGGACACGCGTGCCATCAAGACCGATCACCCAGGTGCCGCGGTCCTTGGTGTTGCCGCCGTCGCGCACGTGCTCGGTCCCGGCTGTGGTGATCGCGAAGCCGCTGCCCTGACCGACGAGCACAGCCAGGCCGATCCGCATCCGCTGCAAGAACGTGCGCGCCGTGGCGACCGCGCCCGGCTCGAGCACGACAGCGAACACGGCATCGGCGATCGCCGTGAGAGCGCCGGCCGCGAGCGCCTGGACTGAGACCCGCATGTTGCCCGCGTCGAGCGTGGCCGGAAGGCGCCCCTGGATGTCGTCGGTGTCGGCCTGGACCGCGGCGACAGCCACGCCGATCGTCGTCTGCCCGGCCGCGGTCGCCAGCGTGGATGAGGCGACGTCGAGGCGGTCGAGGTTGCCGGCCCGGGTGTTGGTCCACTGCACGGTCGAGAGCGCGGTTGCCGCGGCTGCGCGCGTCGAGGTCGCGACGTCGAGCTGGTCGAGCTTGGCCGATCGCGTTGGCGTGAGGTCGACGTTGCTGACCGCGGTCGCAGATGGAGCCCGCGAGCTCATCGTAGCGTCGAGGTTGTCGAGCCCCGTGGCCCGGCCCGACGTGAGCCGCCCGGTCAGCGTGGTCAGGTCGGTCTGCGCAGTCGTGAGCGCGGTGGTCGTCGCGAGCCCGGTTCGGATCTCGGTGGCCGCATCGGCCGCGAGCGCGTTGGCGTCAACCGCGTCGGTCGCAAACTTCGCCGCCGTGATCGCCGCGGCGCCGATCTGGCTTGCGCCGATGGCTGATGCCGCGATGACAGTTGACGTGATCGCGCCAGCTGCGAACGTGGCCGCCGTGATGGCCCCCGTCGCGAACGTGGTTGAGGTGATCGCGCCCGCACCGAGCCCGCTGATCGATCCGTCGTTGGTGTTCTGACGCACGCTGAACAGGATCGATCGATCGGTCCCTGCGATCTTTTTTACTGTGACGTCCCAACCATCGCCAAGTAGCTGGTCCGGGAACGTGTAGCCCTGGGCTTGCGCACCAGAGACGACAGCCTCGAAGAACACACGCTGCGTGCCGCCGTTGACGCGCTCGTAGACCCGCAACTGATACGTCTCGGTGGCGGTCATCGCGCTCAGGTCAACGTACGCGAACACGGTCCCTATCGTCGTCTTCGGTGACCCGCTCGAATAGTTTGCGTTCTGCGCAATGCTGTATTCGGTCGTCCCGATCGTCGCCGTGCCGTTGGCAAATACGAGGGCCATATCAGGCCGTCTGGACCACGCCGGGGAATCGGATCGAGAGCTGCGCCGGCGGGATGACCGCCGACGTCGTGAACGTGATCCGCTGCGCCGTGGTGATCCCGAAGTCCAGCGAGACGATGTCCATGTTGTAGCCCCCGGCGATGTCGCGGATGTGCTGAAGTAGCACGATCACTCCGTCGTACGCGGCGACCCGCTTGGTAGCCAAGTTGGGAGCCGCTATCACTGGTGACTGGTACGTTGCGTTTGGCATGTCATCCTCCGGTGCCGTGAGCGATCGCGGAAAAGCCGGTCTGTGGAGCACCCTGGGTGGCGGCCCTGATGAAGATGAGGTCACCGGGTGCGGCCAGCCCGTACGCGCCGATCGACGTGAACGACATCGACTCTGATGTGCTGTGAATGATTATCTGATCGAGGATTATGATTCGCAGCGTCGTCGTAGACGAGCCTATTCCAAGGTCCCAGACTGACGGGTTGTTGTTGCCGTAGACCGCATTGTTGTTACAGACTGACAACGTCCAGTACCACAGCGAGTCGGCGACAGCGCTTCCCATCTGCACCCACGCGCTCTTCGCGCTGTTGCCCGGGGTAACCGCCGTGCCCGACGAGGAAGCCGGCGTGGAGCCGAAGGTTCGGACGAAGGCACCCGCTCGCGGTGGGGTCGGGCCGGTGGGCTTGGCGACCAGACGACAGAACGCCGTGCAGGTTCCGACGGTGGCGTTGTTGACGCTCACGGCGATCGCGATGCTCGAGCCGGCCGTGATGCGTAGCGGAAAGTACAGCGTGATTCCGCCACCGCCGCCGGAGGCGCCGCTCAGGCTCCCCGCCGCGGAGCAGCTGAAGTCGATGATCGCGTCCGTGTAGGTGGTGCCGCCCGCCGCGTCTAGACCGATCTTGCCGATGGCGTCTCGCGCGCTCGCGCTGACCGCGTTTCCGTAGATGGTGACCCAGATCCCATACGCCTCATCGGTGACGGCGGCCCCGGCTAGCATCTGCGCGTAGGTCCCATACGTGTTGTTGCCCGGCGTGACCGTGGCCCCCAGGGTGACCACGCCGTTCCCGCTGGGGATCAGCAGACCGAACTCGTTGACGGGCGCGCGGATCGTCACGCCCAGACGATCTCGCTACGCCGCTTGCGGGGCGAGTCAGCGCCGGAGGACGCCGTTGGCCCGCATCATGTTGAGCGTCGCGCTCGCACCCTCGCGGCTCTGGATCGCCGCCACGCTGACCGACTTGTCGTAGTGGTTGTGGATGTGGTTGACGAACGTGGGCGCAGCGGGCGCCGCCCTGGCGCTGAGACCCTGGCTGACCGAGCTGGTCCCAGCGGTTCCCGGGTAGGCCCCGGGTGAAGCGATGCGGGCGGTATTCCCTGCGTCCACCACTGCACCGGTCGCGCCGCTCGAGGTTGCCGCGGTCCCTGCGCCCGCCGACACGTAGTTGAGGAGCGCGGTGATGGCTGCGATCTCGATCTGCTTGAGCAGGATGCGCTCGAGGTCGGCGAGGATTGATTCAGCCATCTTTCCCCACGCGACCTCGCCGCCCTGCGCCGCGGCGATCAGGTTGTCGTTGAGCGTGTCGAGGCTGCCGTTGACCTCGCCCGCAAGAATTTGGCCGAACGTTTTTGCGTCGGCGTTCATCTCCTTGAACGAGCCGGTGAACGTCTTGGATTCGAGCTTTTTCTTCAGCTCCTCGGACGCCTTCGCCGTCTCGATGTCGTGGGCCAGATCCGGATCGTCGGGCCGGCTGTACTGCTTGTCGATCTTGCGCATGCCCTCCTGCATGCGCTTCTCGTACTCGTACTTCTCCTGCGCCCGCGCGCGCGCCGCCACGGCCAGCTTTGACTGATCCTCGGGCGGCATGAAGTCGGTGATCGTGTCTTGGAGCTTGCGGATCTCGGCGTTGTAAAGCGCGGTGTTGATGGCGCCCATCTTGAGCAGCGTGTTCAGCGCACCGAGCCGGATCTCGTACTGCTTCGTCGGTTCTTGCAACTCGTGGAGCAGCTTGGCCGCAGCGCCCTCCTCGAAGCCTGCCGCCTTGAGTCCGTCGGTGTACTCCTTGAGGGAGATCTTTTGGTGATCGTACGCGCCCTTGAGATCGGCGATCGCATCGCGGTGCTCGTTGGTCCGGGTCTTGGCCTCGATCGTCACCTTGGCGTACTGATTGTTCTCGTTGTCCAGCTCGAGCGTCGCCGCTCGCAGCGCGCGTACGTTATCGACATCGTCGCGCGTGATGGCAACCCCGGGGACCGCGCCCATGCCGCGCATGAGAAGCTGTGCGCCCGCGCTGTTCGCCACGGCCTGCTTGAGCTGGCCGGCGTGATCCGTCAGGTCGTCCCAGTGTTTCTTCTGCGCGACCAGCACATCGTTGACGCCGTCGAGCTCGCGCCACAGCTTGTGTACGTCCTCGGCGAGCTTCTCTGCAGCCTTCGACTCGCGGATTTTGTCGACCTCCGCGAGGAGCTGCCGGACCTTGTTTCGTGCCTCGCCGAACGCGTTCGGCACCTGGACGCCAACCGACTCGAGGAAGATCTTCGCCTTCGACGTGGCATCGGCCGCCCCCTGATCGAACTCGCCGATCGACACACCAGCGCGCTCCGCGGCTGCGGCGGTCTCGGCAAGCGCCGCGTTCTGCTCGAGCGCAACGCCGACCATCTTGTTCATCTCGACACGTTTGGCCTTGAGAGCTATCACACGCTCCTTTTCGCGCGCGATCGCTTCGTCGTTGGCGCGCCCATACACCTCGCTCTCGCCGCCCTCTCCACCGCCGCTCGCTGATGGCGCTGGCGGGTTACGCATCCTGGCGATCCGCTCTTTCTGGCGAAACTCCTCCTCCAACTGCGCGTTGGTTGCCTTGCGCTTACCGTAGTTGTCGTCGAGGGCCTTGGTCTCGGCGAGGATCGCCTGCATCAAGTCCTCGGTGCCGAGCTTCCCCGACGCGAGCGCCTTGGTGAGCTCGACGCGGGTCATCCCGAAATGCTCGGTCCAGATGTCGGCGATCTCCGGAACCTCGCGCATGATCCCTTTGAACTCGCGCGACTCCATCTTTCCCGACGCCAACGCGTAGGAGAACTTTTGCATCAGCCCGCCCGCGTTCTCTACACCCTTGCCTGCCAGGATGAACGCCTCGCCCATCGACTGCAGCAACCGGTTCTGCTCGGCGTGCGAGACGTTGAGACCATCGGTGCCATCACGCACGGCATCGTATAGGTCGAGCGTCGTCTCAAGCTTCGCATGGAGCTTCGCGCTCATCGCGACTTGTTCGTCGATCACCATGTTGACCGAGTGGCCAGCATCGACGAACTTCGTCGCGTTGTTCGTGAGCGTCGTGTACTCGTCTTCCAGCTCCTTGTACTTGACGATTAGCTCGTGTACCTGACCAATCGCCGACACCAGAACGCCAACGCCAGGCAGTGCGCCGAGCGCTCCGCCGACGCCGCCGGAGGCCAGCCCGCCCGCGATTCCGCCCAGGCTCGGGCCACTGGGGGTCTCTTCCTTCGCGTGCGCGGGCCCGTGCATCGTGCCCTGCGTCTTGATGAGCCGTTGTAGCTCATCGTCGTACTCGGCAGCGGAGATCTTGTTCCGCTTGTACAAGCTCTCGAGCGCATCCATGTCGGCGCGGTACTCCCTCATCGGCCCGCGGATGCGCTCGATGATGTCGGCTTCGCGCGCGAGCGTGTCGATTACGGCATCGTGCGCTTTCTTGAGCTTGGCCGACACGCCGCTACCGGCCTCGCCTTCGGCCGCGAGTCGCTTGGTGGCTCCCGCTGCTTTCTCGGTCGCGGCGGCCAGCTTGGCGAGGTCGGCCGATGTCCCGACGACGCGACCCATGGCGTCTCGCGTCTTGTCGGCGGCGGCCGTGGTCTTGCCGAGCCCGGCCTCAACCCTGGCGATCGCCGTCTCTGCCTGGCCCGCACCCGGCGCTTCGATCTTGACGACGAACGTCATCCTGGCCTCCCTGCTGCGTTGAGCCGCGCCTTCGCCGCCTGGGCCTCGGCGCGGTCGTTGTCGAGCGTGCGGATGACGTAGATCAGCATCACGGCGAACTCCCGATCGAGTCGCTCGAACTTGGCCCAGTCGACGATGACATCCCACGGGATCGCGCCCGCGGCCATGCCGATGTGACGGCAGGTGTCGAGCTCGTTCCACGCGCGGACGCACAGCGCGATGACGGCATCGTACTCGGGCTCGTCAGCATACTCGGCCTGGAGCTGGCTCTCGGCCTGGGCGCGACGAGCCGGGCTGGTGTCATCGTCGTCGATTTCGGCCTGGAGCCCCTTGATGGTGGCCGCGTGCGCATCCTGCCACTCGAGCCACGCGGCTACGCTTTTCCCAGTTCGACCGCGTCACCCGCGGGTGGGCGAAAGTTGTCGGGGTCCGTCGCCCACGCATAGAACAGGCCGAACTCCGTGATGCCCTCGTCGGCTTCGATGATCGTCGTCAGCAGCTCGAGCACCTTGTCCGGCGTGCACGGTGACGGGGTGCCGTCATCCTCGACGGCGTTTTCCCACGAGACAGCGCAATGCGCGGCGATGAGCTTCGCCTCGTCGATGCTGCGCTTCAGCGACCTGGCCTCGCCGACGGCGCCGCCGCGGGTGCGCTGGGCGTTCACCATGCGGTACCACGCATCCTTGAAGGCGGGCGTGCCGTCGCCTGCGTGGCGGACCGTGATCGCCAGCGGACCAGCGGCGCACAGGTGGATGCGGCTGAAGACGTAGACGGAGGTGGCCTCGCGAGGGACCTTGAGCGCCTTGGTGATCTTGGTGAATGCCATCGACCTCAGCGTCGCGGATGGCCGCGAGCGGGGCGAAACTACGACGCTGGCAAGAACGCGAACATCGACAGGCCCATCGTGTAGTTGCCGACCGCATCCCTGAACCCGCCCGCCTTAGGCGACAGCATCACCGCGCCGTTGCCCGGGAACTTCGGCGTTGCATCGGTGAACTTGAGCGACGGCACCTCGAAGAACATGCCGCCATCGCCGTTGTTGAAGCCTGCGCCGAAGCTCACCGTGGTGTTGTCGCGGCATGCCTTGATGGCATCGTCCTGGTTCACGTAGACCTCGGCATCGATACCGACCTCAGCCTTGCCCATGATGTTCTCGAAGGTCCCGAAGAAGCCCTGTTGCTTCAGCGGCGAGACGCCGTTCGAGTGCGTTAGCGCCCAGCTGGAGATCTTGTTGCAGAGAACCGCGCCCGTTGTCGCGTCAGTGAAGCGGCAGTAGCGCTGCTTCGTCACCGGGTTGAAGCGCTGGACATCGAGGGTGGCATTCGCCGTCGCTGCGCCGGTCGCGCGAGTCGTCGTCGGCCCAGCGACGGATGTGCCGATGAAGCTCATCTCCAGCTTGATGAGCGACTTGGGCGCTGCGGTGACCTTGAACTGCTGCACGCTTTGGCCCTGCGCGTACGTGTACTCGGTCGCGCCCGCCGTGCCGATGCCGGGCCACGACAGCTCGAGCTGATAGCTCGGCTCGACGGCGGGGTAGTCGGTCGAGGTGAAAGCGACCTCGCGGAGCCACGAGCCCCAGTACAGGTCGATCGTCTTGCCGGCGCCGGTGTCCGCAGCGACCTGCGTCCACTGGCGGATCACCGGGCTGGTCGTCAGGAGATTCGCGGCGATCGTGTTGATCTTGACGAAGCCGCCGTAACCCGCCGTCGCGAACGCGAACGCCGAGCCGGGCACGCCTCCGACGTAGATGACCTGCCCGACGTTGAGCCCCATCGTGGTGAAGTTCGCCGCCGTCGACGTGATGTTGCCGTTCGCGTCGATGCCGATGTCGCCCACCGCGCCGCGGAAACCCGCGACCTCGAGCGTGGCGAGGTAGCCCGACACGGTCTCGGCCACGCCGCCGGCCACGGTGATCGACGTCCCGGTTGACGCCGCCCCGACCACGAGCAGCGTGTTGTTCGCGGTGGCGTTGGCGCCGACGATGAAGCCGCGCGACACCATGAGCGTCCCGGCCTGCAGCGCGCCACCGGCAGCCACGGTGAACGCCGTGGTGGTGCGCGCCGTGGGGAAGAACCGCGACACGCCAGTGCCGCCGGAGTGCTTCGTGACGACGAGCATCATCCCTTCGCGCCACGCGTACATGTGATCCATCGTCAGATCGAGCGTGAGCTTCGGCGCGGAGTCCGCGTCGACCTGCTCGGGCGCCTCCATCTGCCGAAGCACGGTGAGCGGCGAGGGCTGCACCGTCGTCGTCTTCAGGTAGAAGTCGTTGATCCCGTCCTGGTCGGGCTGCACGGTCGTCCATCCAGTGGTCGGCTGCACACCCAGCGTGGTCTCGAGCGCGGACAGGACGCCGCATGCTTCCGCCTTGACGGTCTTGGACATGGGCTCATCGTCGAGCGACGGCGCGCGCGGGGCGAAACCAGGCGTGGTAGCGTGACGGGATGCCGACCCCGACCATAAGCGACCTGATCGTGGCTCCGTTGCTCGACCTGCAAGCGAGCGTGCTCGTAGCTACCGGCCGCAGGTGTCGCCTCGCCATCACGCTGGAACGTGACACGTTCGAGCTTCTGGCCCTTCATCTCGGCGCCAAGATGCCGGATGTCGAGACCGGCAAGATCGAGATGCATCCCGGGATTACGATCAAGCGGGGCGCACTCGTCATCGTCGGCAGCGCACTCGAGATGCGCTGACTACTTCGTCTCGACGCTGAACCAGGCGTGGTAGGCTAGACAGCTCATGGAGCGCGTCCCTAGGATCGGAGTGGACGCAAACAAGCAGCCGGACGCCGAACCGGCCGTGCTCCTTCCTACTTCGTCTCGAAGAAGCTGAACGGCGTACGCGCAAGCTGCATGAACCACCGCCCGTCGGTGCCAATCGCCATCGTCGCCGTCGCGTACGTGCTGAGCGGCTCGCCGCCATCGACCGCCGGCAGCGCCTTCATCTCGAAGATGCCCCGCACGGCCTCGGTCAGCGTAGCCAGCCCGAGCCGGCCGGCGCCCGCGGGTCCCCACAGCTTGACGACGACCCAGCCCTGGCGCTCCACGAACCGCGTACCGACACCGCCCATGGTCCGCTGGTCCGACGTCGAGGTCACAGTGGTGAGCGCTGCGAACGTGTCAGCGCTGGGTCGGCTGCGGTTCTCGAGCGCGAACGGCACCTGACCTGAGAGCGTCGGCCACTGCGCGGCGAAGGTCGCGGAGATGAGCTCGATGGCCTGTGCCTCGGTCACTGCCCCTCGCGCGGCGTGATCGCCACCAGGGTGTCGCGCGCGTCGCGTCCGTCCGTGACGTCGATCTGCACGCCGTCGTACTGCTGCTGGATCGTCTGAACAGCTTGATCGATCGCGACCAGATCCCAGCCGGCCGGGGCCTGCGAGCTCGAGCCGCCGATCAGGAACTTCAGGTAGGGCACGTTGTTCGTGACGTAGACGTCATCGGTGACCCGCGAGCCGAGAACCGCCGCCTCGCCAGCTGCGCGCGCTGCGGCGCCGCCTTGGCCATCGTGCGGCGATTCGATGCTCGGCACGAAGTTCGCCCGGGCGTTCCCCGTATCGACTGGGCACGCCTCGATGAGGTTCGCGGCGATCTCCATGGCGAGCGCGTTCTTCGCCGCGTTGACCTCGGCCCGGAGCCTCGCGCCGATGTCCGCGGCCTGCGAGTCGGCCATGGGTCAACGCCTCGACAGGTGTCGTGGGAACTTGGCGAGCGGCGGTTCGGCCGTGACCTTGGCGCTGTGGAGCGTGTGGGTCACCTTCGTCTGCGGCACCGGAGGGGGCGGCTCGGGCGCGACGACGATCATCGCCGCCCGCCAGAAGTTCCAGGCCGCATCCTCGGTCCAGCCCAGCTCGGCGTACGGAAACGGGTCACCGGCCGCGAAGCTGCGATCACCGAGCGTGAACTGGGTCCGCGCGACGAACGCACATCCGGTCGTCGGCGCCATCCGCGGTTGATGCTCGGCCGGCATGGTGGCTACTGGACGATGGCCGAGAAGAACATGCCCGCCTTCGGCGACACGATCTTGAAGGTGTCGTCGACGGCGCCCTCGACCCAGGTCGAGCGGAGCGGCTGGTCCCAGTATTTCCACGTGCGGTATCCGTCGGTGTTGCCGCTGATGCCCTGCCACGTGAAGCGGTAGCCCGCGCTGGTCTGCTGTTTGCCCGGGGTCGGGTTCACGTAGCCGAGCCACGCGCTCTTGCTCGAGAAGATGAACGCCGGGGTGTCGACCTGCGCCGCGCCCGCGTTCTGCGTGGTCTCGTTCGCGGTGTTGTAGACCGCGCCCGCGACGAGCACCCGGTCGACCTTGAACAAGCTCGCGATGTCCTCGAGCGTCGCCTGGGCGCTCATGCCCGGGCGCTGGCCGTTGACGACGCGGGCGATCACCTGGGGGTTCGTGAGCAGCGGTGCCACGACGTCGGCGCCGAGCACCAGCGTATTCGGCCACCGGCGGCTCGCGAGCTTGAGCTTCGGGCGCTCGGCGAGCACGTTGCTGATCGGCAGCCCGCCGGCCGCATCCCAGAAGATGTAGTGGGTCGCGTCGGCCGTCGCCTGGCCGATCATGTCGCGCCCCCACACGCCAGTCTTCCACGCGAGGGCCGCAACGCGAACCTCGTCGGAGATCTGCATGACTTCGGCCACCGACTTCGCGGCGACCTCCTCCGCTGCAGCGGCGCCTTGGAGGTTCTTGGCCAGTTCCTCGGGGATCTTCTCGCGGTAACCGAACTCCTCACAGAGCGCGGTCACGAGCGAGGCGTTCCAGCTACCTTCCTCGGCAGGCGTTCCAGGGGCGCGAGCTTGCGCCTTGTTCTGCTGGATGCTGGCCATGTCGATTTGGTAATACTTGAACTGCTGGTCCGGCTCCGGCACCGTCGGGAACCACTGGCGCGCCACAAAGTCGGACGTGTCGTCCTGGAATGCGGCGATCGAGATGTCGTCGAGTACCGGCGTGCGGTACACGTCGGACGGGACGACTGACTTGCGAACGTTGATAGCCATGGACGTGATTCCTTACGGGGCGATCGCGCCCGGCTCCCAGGTTGCTGCGACGACATCACCGGCGACTCCACCCTCGAGCAGCACGCCGAGGATGTTCTCCCCGGTGACCGCTGTCTTTGCGGTCCCGAGGTTGGTCGTTGACCATTTGACGTTGGCCGCCATCGTGGCGGACAGAACGACCTTGACCTCTGGTCCGATGAGCAGCGAGACAGCCTGGCCGGAGGCCGGCTTGTTCTCGATGACGCCGATGCCGAGCAACCCCGCCGTGCCCGCGAAGGTCACGGTGCGATTGCCGCTCGAGACTGCGACGCAGTATTGCTTCGCGCTGCAGTCGGCCGAGGCGGTGAGTCCGCCCTGGCGCCCTGAATTGATGGTGCCCATGGTGACTCCTTACGCCTGCGCTGGGGTGGAGAGTTCGGCGTAGAGCTCGGCTCCGCGCTCGGTCTTCATGAACTCGGCGGTGACCTGCTTGATCTGTAGTTCGCTTGGCGCCTCGGTCTTGAACTTGGCTTTGGCGAAGTTCGTACGCTCGGCGTCGAACGCCGCCTTGGGCGAGCCGGCCACCGGTGCATCGCCCGGGTTGGCGCCGTGCGCCTTGGTGAGCATCACCAGCGCAGCCTGCGCGCCGCGGAGTGCTTCGATCGCGCCCTTGCGGACCGTCTCGTCCGGGATCGCCTCAACGCCCTTGAGGATCGCGACGCGCTCCGCGAGCAACTTGCCGATCATCGGGATGAGGTCGGTGGCCCGCTTCTCGATCGCGACCTGCTCGGTCGCGGCCTGCGCCTTGGCGAGCTCGACAGCCGTCGCGTCGGCGCGCTTGGCCATCGCGACGAGCCGCGGGTCATCGCTCTTGCGATACACCGTGCCGTCGACGGTCGAGGTGTGCACCACCTCGTTCGCCTTCTCGAGCTCGACGAGCACGGCGTCGCGCTCCTTGGCCGACTTCGCCAGGAACACATCGGCGTCCTTGTCGCGCAGCGTCCCATGGTGCGCGCGCTGCGCATCGGTCAACGATGCGAGCTGCTCGAGCCGCGCCACCGTCTTGGTGAGCGCCGCGATCTGTTCGTCCTTTGCGTCGGCCATTACTTGCTCCTGTGACTTGACGGTAGGGGTGGTTGCCGAGGGGGGCGAAACACCCTCCGGCGCGCGCATCGCGAGGGTGGCAGTCGGCTGGACGTCGACGGTGATGGTTGCGCCGCTGCCGACCTCGCCACCGAGCACCGCTGCAGCGACCTCCTTCGCGCGGCGCTGTTTCTCCGCCGCCTCGTGGACAGCTGCAGCAGCGATGACGTCGGGCGGCACGACCTCGGTGACCGCGTGGGTGTGCCCGCTGTCCGCCGCCACCGTGATCGAGCCGGTCGCCGGGTCGTACGTCCACGCGTGCGAGTGCCCGTCATCGGCGCCCGCCGCGGTCTGGTAGCTGGTCGAGTACGTCGAGCACCACCGCTCGCACGGGTCGCCGAGGTCGATCGTGTGCTGGTGACCGTCAACCTCGTCGGTGATGACCGCCGTCTTGACGACGCGGGCGAACAACGTCGCGGGCGCGCGGCGCTTCATGATCACCGCGGGCTGCTTTCCCTGCGCGCCGCGGTACACGCCCGCGATCTCCTTGATGTAGAGGTTCTTGAGCTTGGCCTTTGGAATCGCCATCGCGATCACACGCCCTTCTGGCGGGCGCCGCCGCCGCCGATGCTGAACTGCTGGAGCTCGCCGCTCGCCCACTTCGCGAGCGTCGGCGCGTCCGGCTTGACCGCGACGAGCCAGCCGGTGAAAGGGCTGGTCATGCCGAGCGACTTAAGAAGGTCGCTGGTCAGGGGTAGGGAATGCACCACACCGCCCGATGACACCGGTGTCTCGTCGTCAGCCTCGCGCGCGTGATCGGCGGTGTGCGGACGCTCGGCCGACTTCATGAAGTCGGTGGCCGCGGCGAGCATTTCCTCTTCGGAGATGTGGTCCGAGTAGATGAGCCCGTCGGGATCGACCGAGCCCTCGTCGTAGTAGTCGACCATCGCGCCGGTCTTCTCGTCGCGGATCTTGCAGACGATAGCGAAGCCGAAGACGAGCCCCTGCTTGACGTCGACCTTGCAGAGCTTGCGGATCGCCGGGGATTGCTGCTGTGCCACGAAGATGAGGCTCGCAGCGGGCCCGCGGCGGGGCGAATCAGCGTGCCGGCTTGGTCGGCGGGTGCAGCGGAGGCGCCACCGGCGATGGCGTCACTGCGGCGTGGTGCCTCGCGTCCTCGGCTGCACTGGCCTTCTCGGCCGCCGCCGCGATCCGCTTGTCATCGGCGTCCTCCTCGGCATTGCGCCGCTTCAGCTCGACGAGGGCCGCTTCGGCCGCTTCGATCTCCGACTTGCGGGCGTCGCGGCGCTGCTGTAGCCGGTTCTGCTCGGTGATCTTCGCCAGCTCGGCGACTTCCCTTTCACGACGCTCGGCCGCAAGTGCTTCGCGCTCTCGTTCCAAATCGGTGGGCATGTGCGTGCTCCTTTCGACCAAGCCTCGCCCGCACGCCCGGTCGGGGCGAGTCAGCGGGTGCGGCTGTTCGGCTTCTTGCCGGTGAGCAATGATGCTAGCCGCGACAGGAAGCCGGGCCGCTGTTGCTCCTTCGCCTCGAAGTCCACGAGCCACCGCTCGAGCTCGACCGCCTCGCCGGTGGCAACCTGGTCAGCGGTGTAAACCGTTCCGGATGCCTGGCTGCGGTAGCGCAGTTCGCCGCTCGCCATGTGCGGCTCCTTGGTCTCGAGGGTGTCGAACCCCGGGACCTTGCCGGCCTCGGGGCCCGTGACCTCGAAGTGGTAGCTCGCGTTCTGCCGCGCCTCGACCTGCGCCGCCGTGTACGACCGGCCGGTAATCCGGTGCCGATACAGCGTCCGCCCATGGTAGTCGACCGCCTCGTAGCCCACTGGCGCCGGCTTGCCGGTGGGCACGACGTCGGTCCCGGTGTCGCCCGGCGTGCGGAACGGGTCGCCGCCAAGCGCATCGGGCACGACCGGATCGCGGGGGACTGGCCCGATCGCCGGTAGCGGACCCGCGAGCGCCGGCACCACGTCGTCGCCCTCGCTGCCAGTGATCTCGCTGGTCACGCCGATCCGGAAGCCCGACTCGAGCTGAGCGACCTCCGCCTCAGCCGCGGCGTGCTCGGCCGCGATCCGCTCAGCATCGGCACGCACGGCATCGAGCGCGGCCTGGCGCTCCGCGAGCCGCTGCTGGGCCTGCTGCAGCTGCTGTTGCTGGCGAGCCGCCGCGACCTCCGCGGGTGTCGGCGTCGGCGTCGACCTGGGCGGTGGAGCGAATACCGGCGGGGCCGGAGGCGGGGATTCCGAGCCTGCCGCCGGAGCCGGCGCCGGCGCCGCTGCTGGCGGGCGACTCGCTCGCGGCTTGCTCGGAGGCAGTAGCCGCGTTGAGATCGCGCAGCGACAGTTAAGCGTCTCCTCCGGTGGTGCCGCGGGGTCGCCTGGGTACCGCAGCTCGTTCCCCAGACCCGACACGAACGCCTCGCCAAAGCCCCGGAGTTGGCCGGCCATGCTCTTGTGAAAGAGCCGCTCGTTTTTCTTGTTCTTCGCGCCCGGGCTGTGGTTCCACTTCCGCTGCACCTGCGCCGCCTCGATATCGCCACGCTCGACGGCCTGCGCGTACGCGGCTTCGGTGCCCTGGTGGGAGGCTCGCAGCCCCTCTGTGCGCGCGATGTTCTCGGCCCGGTACGCGACCCAGTTGGCCCGGTAGCGCTCGGTCATCGTGTCGATCTGCGCCGGTGTCAGCGTCTTGCCGTCGCGCATCGCGGCCTGCAGCGTGCGATCATGGCGCCCGTCGCGCAGTTCGCGCGACATCGCCGCCGACAGCTGGCCGGACTGAAGTTCCTGGCGATAGCGCTCGACCACGCCGGCCTGGTACCGGGTTAGGCCGATCGAGTCGCGGATCTGGCGCGCCGTCTCGCGCGGGTTCGCGCCACTGCGCGCCGCCGCAACCTGGATATGCCGGATGGCTTCGCGTTGCTCGTTGGTGATCTCGCGGATGAGGTCGAGGCGGTTGCGCTGCGCCCACCGCACGCTCGCGGGGTCGGCGGCGTCGAAGCCCGCGAGCTTCTTGTCGACGCTGACGATCCGGACGGTCATCTGTTCGGGAAAGAGGACGCTCTTGGCGAACTGCTGGCCGAGCCACCGCGCCGCGGCCTGGCCGCTCGTTACGTAGCCCGCGTGAACCTGTGCCGCGAACGCAGCCGCAGCCGCCTCTATCCCCTCGACGACGTCGTGGTGACCGCGGGATATCCGCGCGGTGATGTCGCTGATCGTGTGCTCGTCACGCAGATGCTCAAGCGTCGCCAGCCACGCGCGGCGCAGCCGGTTCTCGACCGTCGTGATGAGCCGATCCATTTCGTCGACATGCACGGGTCACTTCCGGCACTGGCAGACGTAGCTCGCGGCAGCAGCATCGCGGCTCACGCCCTCGACCACGATGGTGTACGTGACGCCGCCGATGGTGATGCGGTCGCCCGGAGCCGGCACCTGACCGTTCGCGATCGACGCGCCGAACAACCGGATCGCCGCATCCACGCCAGTGATGAGCGTGCCTTCGAGCTTGAGCTGCGCGAGCGACGCCTCGATGCCGCGAGCCGCGAAGCTCGCGAACGTCTGGTTCCCGCTTCCGCTGACCTGCCCGGGCGTGCTCGTACCCTCGGTGACCTTGATCAGCACGGCAGGCTTGAACATGCCGGCGCTGCCGAGCGCGTCGTTGACGATGTTTGCGATGTCGCCGTCGAGGAGCCCCATTAGGCACCTCCATCCAGCTGACGACTCGGTATCACCCACAGGTTCAGCGCCGCCGCTACCAGGCACAGCGGGGCAAACACCTCGAGGCCAATCAGCCACGCGATGCCAGCGAACACCACACCAACAAGCGCGCCAAACACATTGAGCTTGTTCAGCTTCGTCATCTAGAACGGCTCCGTGCGGTTGAGGTCGTGGCAGTTCGCGAAGTCGCTCACCGACTTGCCGCTCACGCCGAATCCACCCATGCTGCTGCCGGCGTCCGCCGACGCCAGGAACTTGCCGAGCAAGCGCATGATGACCCAGGGCAACCTCGACGCCGTGCCGAGCAGCATCGAAGTCGGGTTGAAGAACTCGACGCCGACACCGCCGCCCGCGCTGACGCTCTTGATGTTCGAGCCCGTGTCGACCTTGGTGAAGATGGTTGGGTCCGAGGCGATCAGTACCGCGAGCTCGAACGTCGCCTGTGCCACCTCGGGCGGCACGACCGTCGAGTCGACCACCGTCCCATCGGCCAGCGTGACGCCGCTGCGGGGCCATGCGAGCGTCGTCGGGGTACCGCCCGCGAGCCCCGTGCGCGTGCCCGGCCAGCCCTGCTGGTCCAGAAGGCGGGTCGCCATCACCAGCGTGCGGCCCTGGTTATCGACCGACATCGCGCGCCACGCGTCCGCCTGCGCGCCGAGCATCGTGCCGACGTAGCTGGTGGCCGCGGTGAGCCCGCCGTAGACCTCGGTGTTGGGCGTGACGCCGCTGATCGTGACCGTGAAGACCGCCATTACGCAGCCGCCTTTCCCTTGTCGGCGCCCAGGTCATCGGGCGGCTTGCTGGCCTCGTTTTCGGTCGGGTCCGCCTCCGGATCCGACGGCGGCGTGCCGCGACCGCCGAGCACGCCCATCATCTCGGGGGTCATCTCGGGCATCGGCGGCAGATGCATGCGCTTCAGGATCACGTTCCACCCGTCCCACGTCGGCGGCAGGTTGCTCTGTGCCAGCGCTCCGAGAGCACGCGCGACAACCTCCACCGCATCCATCGACACCGGCTCGGCTACCAGCGTCGGCGTGCACGTCTCGGGGTCCAGCCCGTTGAGCGCGACCAGCACCCGGGCAAGGTCGTTGGTTGCCGCCGCGGCGATCCGCGTGAGCGCGTTCTGCACGTACGTAGCAAAGACCGAGGTCTTGTCGCCGTGCTGCGCGTACGCGCCGCCTTCCGACCCCATCATCGCGAACTCGATCCCGAACACGCGCGCGATCTCCGTCTGCTTGCGGACGATCAGCACGTTGACGTCGGGGAGCCCGTTGGTCTCGCCCTTGATCAGCTCGAACGTCCACCGCAGACACGACGTGAAGATGTTCGGGTCGGCGCCCTTGAACGGCTCGCTGTCGAAGAGGATGTATGGGATCTTGTCGGGCGTCTTCGCCGAGTTCGCGGCGATGTCGCGGATGTTCTGCGTCGCGCGCGACACGAACGCCTTGATCTCATCGTCGGTGCTGCAGCCGTTCGACAGGGCCAACGCTCGCAGCTCGCCCAGCGGCGCGCGCACCATCGGCATGCCGCGAAGGTCGGTCTGGTATGCGTGGCCCTCGAGCGCCTCGAGCACTTCAAGCTGACGCACAAGCTCGACGACGTGGCGCAGCTTGCCGAGACCGTCGGGCGAGTCGCCCAGCATCGACTTCACGTAGAACAGCCGTGAGCGCGGGATTACGTTCCGGTCGCCCGCCTGGGTCACCTGGCCGACCGCCTGCCACGGCTCCTTATCGCTCGGCTTGTCCCACCGATCGATGGTGTGTTGCGGCCTGTGCCCGAGGTCGGCGAACACCATCATGCCGTCCTCGGAGCGGCGCTTGACGATCCATTCGTGGGCGCTGAACCCGAGCCCCTCGGCCATCGACGCGACACCGACCACGGATTGCCATGGGGTCGGTAGCTGCGCCTTGAGAAGCCCTTGCTCTACGATCTCAACGCCCCGATCGGCGTCAGCTCCGCCGCGCGGGTTCGGTTCGGCGTGCCATTCGGTGCCGGCCAAAAGCCCGGTGAAGTAGTGGACCCACGTCGCGACGATCGGGTAGTTCAGCGCGTTCGTGTACGTCAGCCACTTCTTGCTGCCCTGCATCGCGGGCGAACGCTCGCCGCTCGTCAGGAAACCGCCGTACGCGATCACGCCATCGCCGCCGCTCGGCTTGGTCACCGGCGTGGTCTTGGCGCCGCCCGCGAACGCGGCGCTGATCGCCTTGCCGAAGATTGCGAAGACGCCCACCTATGCCTCGGTGGTGGTCGTGCGCTTCGCTCGGCGAAGCCACGGCGGTGGTAGGCCCGGTTCGAACGGCGGCACCGGTGCGGGCCACGGCTTCGGGACCGTGCGGCACTCGGCGTGAAGTTCGCGCATCACCTCGCGCTTGTCCTTGGGGCTTGCCTGGTCCAGTCGAGAGCGCTGTTCGGGCGTGGCCAGGCAGTACGTTTCGATGTGGCGACCGGAGCTGACGTTGTGCTCGTGGCACCCGAGCGAACGATCGCAGTACCCGCAGACGTTGCCCGTCGGAGCCTCGCACACGCAGCATGGCGAGCATGAGCACACCCGATCGCGCGGGTCCTCGTGGATGGTCGCGGCGGCGCAGCGTGGGCACGGGTCGCCGAATGGCAGGTCAGGCGTGCTCATCTACCGACGACGCTACAAGTCGAAGTCGTATCGGGGCGAATCACCGGGGCGCGGCGGCACGATGATGTCGTCGGATGTGCCGGTGATCGGCAGCGAGTCAGCAACCTTGCCCGGCATCTCGATCAGCAGATCGAACGCGCGGCTGATCGCGTCGACGATATCGTCGTGGTCCCCATAAGGAAAATCCACCAGCTGCTGGATCGCCTGCTCGCAGCCCGGGTGCCGGACGACCACGAAATTGCCGTGCTCGGCCTGGGCGCTGACTGGCTTGGCTCGCACGACCTTGTTTTTCTGCTCGGACGACGTGTGCACATATCGGCCCGCCGCCACGTCGCGCACGATGTAGTTCGCGAGTCGCTTGCCCGTGCCCGGATCCTCGGGCACTGACCAGTCGACGTCGCGCGGATCGTCCCGATGCTGGTCGGCCATGAACTTGTCGTGGTCGCCTGGTCCTCCGGTTTTCGTGGCCGTGTGCCACAGGTAGAACTTCCGATCGACAGCCCCGCGCGCGAGTCGCGCCGATGCCGATGGATCAGCCTTGCTCGACTCTCCGCCTCCGCCGAGGTCCCATCCCCGCTTTCCACGTGGAACGCTGGCCGGCACCTCGTGGGGCTCGATGATCGGCAGCCACTCGACCTTGAACCACAAGCCCGTGCTCGCAAGCGGCCACTGGTCGAGCTGCGCAGCGACCGCATCGGCGCCGCTGTTGATCATCAGCGACGCCTCGAGCTTGGCGACGGCTTCCTCGGGGAATCGGATCGGGTCGGCGAGTTGGCCGATCTCGGTGCGCGGATCGACGTAGCCGATCTTGCTCGGGCGCCATGTATCGAGCTTGCGGGCCGGATGCTCAGCGCCCTTGTACCGCATCTCGATCAACAACACCTCGTAGCCGAGAGATGGGTTCTTGAGCACGATGCCGCTGATGTCGTGCACGTGCACGCGCTGCATGATGCCGATGGTCGCGCTCACCGTTGCCTTGCGCTCGCCGTCGTCCGGGTCCTCCTCAAGCCCCATCCCGTGGACGTCGCGGACCCACGCTGGGACCTTGACCTTGGAGATGTTCCCCGACGCGTTGCGCACGCGGGTCGGCAGCGTCCGCGAGAACCATCGCGTAGCCTCGACGAGCTTGGCGGGCGAGTCAGCGTCGCGCACGGACAGCGGGTCATCCCAGATCAGGCGGTCTGCGCGAAAGCCGGTACCGGCGCCTCCCACCGAGCTCGAGCGACGCCATCCGCCTTTGTTGTTCTTGTAGTACCGCTTCGCGTCGGTGTCCTCGACGATTTGGAAGCGGTCGCCCCAGTACCGTTGATACACGGCACTGCGAATGATGTTTCGGCAGTGCTCATTCGCTTCGGCGGTCAGGTCTGGCGAGTACGACCAGCTCATGTAGCGCAGGTCGGGTCGGTTCTTCGGGCCCCACTCCCACGCCGGCCAGAACACGTTGACGATGTAGCTCTTGGTCGACCCGGGTGGGACGTTGCCGAGCAGATTGGTAATCCGCCCGTCGGTGACCGCTTCGAGGTGAAGGCATATCGCCTCCTGCACCCACGTCCGCACAAACGGCTGTTCGCGCTCGACGATCGGCCACATCAACTCCACGAAGTCGATAAGGCTGGCCTCGCAGCGATCCTTCGCGCGCGCCATGCGCGTGGCCCGCGGCTCCCTGACAAGCCGGGCGAGTTCGGGTGGGAAGCGTAGCGCGTTCGCCGCAGCAGCAATCCCCTCCGGATCGACGTGCTCGCCAGCGACCCGTGCGGCCGATGCCAGCAACGCCGCTGTGACGAGCAGCAGCAGCGCCGCTGGTCGAACGACAACCTGCATCAGTTCCCGTTGCCGTCCCCGAGCTCGAGCTGGCCATCGCCGATGATCTCCGCATCGACCGGCTCGGGCTCACGCGGCGGAAGCTGGCCGGCCGCACGGGCCCGCTCGATGTCCTCGAGGAGCACGTCGAGCGCCGCCTTGCCGCTCGGCGACAGGACACCGATGATGGCGCCGAGCTCGAGCGCATCGGATGGGACGATGGTGATCTTGTCGGGCTCGTACGCGCCGTGCAGCCGGGCGATCTCGCGCCATGCGGCGACAGCGGCGGTGTATTGGCGCGCCTGCCGCGCGAGGTTCGCGATCTCCTTGAACTGGAGCGTAGCCATCGCACGGATCGCCGGTCGTTCGGCCGCAGCGTCCGCCATGAGCTGCTCGCGCGCGGCACGGATGTCGCTGCATGCGGCGGTCCTGGCGATGCCGAACTGGGTCATCAGGTCGGCCACGAGCTCCGCAAAGGGGGTGTTGTAGACCCGGGACTGGGCGTAGATGACCCGGTCAACGGCAGGCGGCGGGGGGGAATCGCCCACCGGATCGAGCGCGGTCGGCTTCCGCACCCTCAGCTTGCGGCGGGACCGGATCGA